TATGCTCGAGGTGAGCAATCAATACAAAAATATAAAGATGAATTATCTATAAATGGTGATTTATCTTATCTTAATTTAGACTGGAAACCAGTACCTATTTTATCTAAATTTGTAGATATTGTAGTTAATGGTATATCTAAGAAAAGCTATGACATAAAAGCATATGCTCAAGATCCTCAGTCAGTAAAGAAAAGAACTGATTACGCTGCTAAGCTATATGAAGATATGGTAGCTAAAGACTACATACAAAGCGTTAATGAGGTGTTAGGTATAAATCTACACCAATCATCAGATCCTGGCAGCGTTCCAGAATCTAAAGAAGAGCTAGAACTTAAAATGCAATTAAGTTACAAGCAGTCTATAGAAATAGCAGAAGAAGAAAGTATATCTACTGTTTTTGCCCAAAACAAATATGATCTAGTTAGACGCAGACTTAATATGGATTTAACTGTACTAGGTATTGCTGCTGCTAAAACTAGTTTTAATATATCAGAAGGAATTAAAGTTGATTATGTTGACCCTGCTTATATGGTTTATTCATACACAGAAGATCCTAATTTTGAAGATGTATATTACGTAGGAGAAGTAAAGGCTATAACAATTCCAGAGTTAAAAAAAGAATTTCCAAATATATCTCAAAAAGAACTTGAGCGTATTCAAAATATGCCAGGTAATAAATCATATATAACTGGATGGGGTGATTACGATGAAAACACTGTACAGGTTATGTACTTTGATTATAAAACTTATCACAATCAAGTTTTTAAAATAAAACAAACAGATCAAGGACTAATGAAGGCGATTGAAAAGCCTGATACATTTAATCCACCAGAAAGTGATATGTTTGAAAGAGTGTCAAGAACTATAGAAGTACTATATAGTGGAGCAGTTGTTTTAGGTACAGACACGCTTTTGAAGTGGGAGTTGGCAGAAAATATGTCAAGACCTTACGCTGACACGACTAAAGTAGCTATGAATTATGCTATTTGTGCGCCTAGAATGTACAAGGGTAGAATAGAGTCAGTTGTTAGTAAATGTATTGGTTTTGCTGATATGATACAAATAACACACTTAAAACTACAACAGGTATTATCAAGAATGGTTCCAGATGGTGTTTATCTTGACATGGACGGTTTAGCTGAAGTTGATCTTGGTAATGGTACAAACTACAATCCAGCTGAGGCGTTAAATATGTATTTTCAAACTGGTTCTATAGTTGGTAGATCATTGACGCAAGATGGTGAAATGAACCATGGTAAAGTACCTATACAAGAGCTTAGTAGCTCTAATGGTTATGGTAAAATACAAAGCTTAATACAAACGTATCAATACTATTTACAAATGATACGTGATGTAACAGGGCTTAATGAAGCTAGAGATGGTAGTACTCCTGATAAATCTACTCTCGTAGGATTACAGAAGTTAGCCGCTAACGCATCTAACGTAGCTACTAGACATATTGTTCAGTCTAGTTTGTTTTTAACTCTTAAACTAGCAGAGAACGTTTCTCTTAAAATAGCTGACGCTTTAAGATTTCCACTAACAAGAGCATCGTTACAAAACTCTATATCTAATTACAATATAAAATCACTAGATGAAATTGTAGATTTAAATTTACACGATTTTGGTATTTTCTTAGAGCTAGAACCAGATGAAGAAGAAAAAGCTCAATTAGAGCAAAACATACAAGTTGCTTTACAATCAGGTGGTATTGATCTTGAAGACGCTATTGATATACGTCAAATTAAAAATTTAAAATTAGCTAATCAAATGCTTAAAATTAAGCGTAAGGTTAAAATGGAAAGAGATCAAGCTAACCAACAAGCTAATATTGCTGCACAAGCAGATGCACAAGCTCAAACAGCTGAAAGAACAGCTATGGCAGAAGTTCAAAAACAAGAAGCTATATCTGGTTCTAAAGTTCAGCTAGAACAAGCTAAAACAGCTATGGACATTAAGAAAATGGAACAAGCCTCGTTTATAAAGCAGCAAGAAATGGAAAGACAGTTTCAATATGATATGCAGCTTAAGCAAATGGAAATGCAGGTTGTTAATCAAAAAGAAACTTTTAAAGAAGATCGTAAAGATAAAAGAACAAAAATACAAGCAACACAGCAAAGTGAAATGATAAGCCAAAGAAAAAACGATGGTTTACCAATTGACTTTGAAAATCAAGCCGATCAAGGCTTAGGAGCATTTATGTAATGCTATAACATTTTTTAAATTATATTATATTATGTCAGAAGTAAAAACAGAAGGTGAGTTTTCATTAAAAAATAAAAACAAAAAAACACCAAAAAAGTTATCAAAAAAAGATGAAGTTACTAAGGTTGACTTAACAAAACCAGAAGCACAGGGAGAAGTTATTCCTGATGTAACAAAAGTAACTATAAGCGAAGAAAAAGAAAATGCCGTTCAAACACAAGAGACAAATGATAGCAATGATGTTGTCGAAAAACCCGAAAACAGTAGCAACAGCGAAGCAGTGGTTGAAGAAGTACGGACCACCGAAGAAACAGTAGATTCTCCAATACAGATAATTGAAGAAACAGTTGAAGCTGAAAAAGAATTAAAAGAAGCAATAAGAGATGAGAGAGTTTTAGGTAAGCAGTTACCTGAAAACGTAGAAAAGCTTGTTTCTTTTATGGAAGAAACTGGAGGCAGTGTTGAAGACTACGTTAGGCTAAATGCCGATTACTCTAGTGTAGACGATAATACATTATTAAAAGAATATTACAGAAAAGAAAAACCATATCTTGATAATTCAGATATTGATTTATTATTAGAAGATTTTCAATACGATGAAGATTTAGACGAAGATAGAGATATACGCAAGAAAAAACTTGCATTTAAAGAAGAAGTTGCAAAAGCCAAAAACTTTTTAGAGCAAACTAAGGAAAAATATTACGCTGATATCAAGTTGAAATCAAACGTAAATCCCGATGCTCAGAAAGCTATGGACTTTTTCAATAGATATAATAAGCAGCAAGAAGCTACTAAGCAACAGCACGAAGAGTTTAAAAACAATACTAAAAAGCTTTTTACTGAAGATTTCGAAGGTTTCGATATCAATGTTGGTGAAAAGAAGTATAGGTATAAAATACAAAACACAGAGTCTGTAGCAGATAAACAATCAAACATTAACAACCTTATCGGGAAGTTCCTTGATAAAAACGGATCTGTTAGTGACTACAAAGGTTATCACAAAGCTATGTACGCTGCTGAAAATGTAGATCGTATTGCAGCGCATTTTTACGAGCAAGGCAAAGCTGATGCAGTTAAAAATGTGGTTGATGGCTCTAGAAATTTAAGCGACGCAAAAGCAAGGCAGTCTAGTAATGGCGATGTTTTTGTAAATGGTTTTAAAGTTAGAGCTATTAGCGGTGCTGATTCTACAAAATTAAAAGTAAAAACAAAAAAATTTAACTAAAAAAATTAAAAATTATGGCTTTAAGTCCTACATTTGGTTCTATAAAACCAAGTCAAAAACAACAATTAAACGATAGCAACTGGCTAAAGTTTAACGACGGCGCTGCTGCTGGCGATACAGATACTTTCGCACAACAGTATTTACCGGAAATTTATGAACAAGAAGTAGAGCGCTACGGAAACCGTACGTTATCTGGCTTTTTACGCATGGTTGGCGCTGAAATGCCAATGACATCTGATCAAGTTATTTGGTCTGAGCAAAACCGTTTGCATATTGCATACAATGATGTTTCTAACGATTTAGCAAACACTTTAACTTTTACTGTTGGTGGTGCTAACGATACTTTTGTTGAAAATGTTATTTCAAAAGGAGACACTATTGTAATTTTAGATGATACTAATAATTCAGATACAAAAGCTGTTGTAACTGCTTCAAGTCAAACTGGTGCTGTAGCTACTGTTGTTGTAGCTCCTTACGCTTCTGCAGATTTATCTGGAGTTGCTGCTACTGGTCTAAAGATATTTGTATATGGATCTGAATACTCTAAAGGTGTTTCTATTGCTAACTCTACAGGTTTAACAGATACTGATGGAAGAAGAAGTATTACTCCTTCTTTTACTCAATTTTCTAACTCACCAGTAATCATTAGAGACAAATACGTTGTAAATGGATCTGATATGGCTCAAATTGGTTGGGTTGAAGTTGCTACTGAAGATGGTACTTCTGGATACTTATGGTATTTAAAAGCTGAATCTGAAACTCGCTTGCGTTTTGAAGATTACTTGGAAATGTCTGTAGTTGAAGGTGAGCTAGCTACTGGAACTGGTACTGGATCTGCTGCTGATGCTGGGTACAAAGGTACTCAAGGTTTATTCGCTGCTATCGAAGATCGTGGTAACGTAAACACTGGTTTTACAGCCGCTACAGGTTTAGCTGCTTTTGATGAAATACTTAAAAATCTAGATACTCAAGGAGCTATTGAAGAAAACATGCTTTTCTTAAATCGCCAAACTGCTTTAGATTTTGATGATATGTTAGCTGGAGTTGGATCACCTGCTACTGGAGTTTACCAAGGTGGTAGTTCTTTTGGATTATTTGAAAATTCTGAAGACATGGCATTAAACTTAGGTTTTAGTGGTTTCCGTAGAGGATCTTATGATTTCTACAAAACTGACTGGAAATACTTAAATGATGCTTCAACACGTGGAGCTTACGGTGGAGCAACTGCAAGTATCGAAGGTGTTTTAGTACCTGCTGGAACTTCTACAGTTTACGATCAAATTTTAGGAACTAATATCCGTCGTCCATTTTTACACGTGCGTTACAGAGCTTCACAAGCTGACGACCGTAGAATGAAGCAATGGTTGACTGGTTCTGCTGGAGGAGCTTTCACATCTGATTTAGATGCTATGGAAGTAAACTTCCTATCTGAAAGATGTCTTTGTGTGCAAGCTGCGAATAACTTCGTATTGTTTAAAGGAGCATAATTCAAAACTTAAAATTTTTGAGGTCGCATTTTGCGGCCTCAAGAATTTTATTATTAACTATTTAATTTTATTATATTATGGCTAAAAAAGCTAAAGCAGAAGAAACTGTTGAGGTTGCACCTCAAGAAGTAGCATTAAAAGCTGCGCCAAAAAAAGAAGTAAAGCCAGCAAAACCAAGCTGGGAAATAAAAGATAGAACTTATTTTTTAAAAGGTAGAAAAACACCTTTAACTCATACATTAAACTGTAAACACACTTCAAAACATCCTTTACTTTGGTTTGATAAAGATAGTGGTCAACAGTATGAAATAAGATATGCTACTAACCAAACTTCTCCACTTAAAAGTGAACAAAAAGGAGAAGCAACGCTTGGGCATGTTATATTTAAAGAAGGAACTTTATTCGTTCCTAAAGAAAAACAAAATTTACAAAAGCTATTATCTATTTACCATCCAGCTAAAGACAAACTATATATAGAATACAACCCTGTTGTAGTTGCTCAAGATGAATTAGGTATTTTAGATATGCAGATCGACGCGCTTAATTTAGCTAGAGAAATGGATATTGATTTCGCTGAGGCTATACTAAGGGTTGAGTTAGGTTCGACTGTTACAAAAATGAGCTCTAAAGAACTTAAAAGAGACTTACTTTTGTTCGCTAGAAATAACCCACAGTTGTTTATTGAATTAGCAAATGATGATAATGTTCAGCTTAGAAACTTAGCTATAAGAGCTTCTGAAGCTGGTGTTATAAAATTATCTCAAGATCAAAGAACATTTACATGGGGAGCAAATGGTAGAAAATTAATGAACGTACCATTTGATGAAAATCCATACTCAGCGTTTGCTGCTTTTTTAAAGACAGATGAAGGCGTAGAGGTTTTTAAATCTATAGAGAAAAAACTATAAAAACAAGTGATACTAATATACAGGCGGTTTCGGCCGCCTTTTTAGTATTTATATAAAAATATAAAATGGCAGTAAGCGTAAACACAGTATACACAACAGTCTTGTACATATTAAACAAAGAGCAAAGAGGTTATGTAACTCCTTCTGAGTTTAACAGTATTGCTGATTTAGTGCAAAAAGAAATATTCAATTCTTACTTTCCAAATGGAAACCAACAGAATAGAAAAAATCAAAATAACTCTGAAAACGACACAGAGTTTTTTAATATGTATGAAGATGTAGAATATAAGTTATTCCCTTTTAAAAAGGATATAACATTTACATATGACGTCGCTAATAATTCTTTTTATAACGCAACCTCTTCAAGCATATATAAAATAGGTGAAGTTGTGGTAACTTACGATGGTCAGCCTAAATATGAGTCTATAGCTCAATTATCTGATAAAAGAGATTTTGAAAAAATAACAAGATCAAAGCTTACAACTCCAACTAAACAATACCCACTTTTTATAACTACAAACGCAACACCTACATCTTTAACTAATAGGTTAGCTTTAAAAGTATCGCCTTGGACATCTTCAACTTCTGGAAATGTTGTGGCTAGTTGTTTATTAAACCCAACTTCTCCAAATTGGAATTTTACTGTTGGCTCTGTTGGTCAATATATATATTCAGCAAATAACTCAGTAGATTTTCAATTAGATATATCAGAACAAACAAATTTAATAATTAACATATTGAAATATTTTGGTATTGTTGTAAATGATCCTACTATAATTCAAGTAGCTGAACAAGAAAGTCAAGCTGTTCAAATAAACGAAAAATCATAACTAAATGAGTCTAATAACAGAAACAAACCAACAATATTATCAAGGCGCTCAAGGCTTTAGAGGTGATGGATCAGAAGTAAACTTTACTACTACTTTTGATACTAATTTAGTTTTTGGAAGTTATGACCCTAATGATATAAATTATACTTTAAATAACTTTAAAATATACACTAGCTCAACTGGTCTACCAGGTTCTTGGAGCGAGTATACTTCTGAGTATTCTGTAAAAAATAATATTATAACGTTTGTAACAGCTCCAGATGATTTAGACTTTATTGTTGTTCAACTTAAAAAATTAGACGGTGGAAACTACGCTAACACGCCAAGTGAAGAAGCTGTAGGTGATACTGTTGAAGATAACTACGGTAGTTATAGTTATATAACATTAAACGATGTTATAGATAACTTTATGGTTGGTTATGTCGGTGATGGAAAAATTATACAGAAAGCTAAAAAATCAGATGTATTGTTTTTTGCTAAAAGATCTCTACAAGAATTTAGCTACGATACACTTAAAAGCATACACTCTCAAGAGCTTACAATACCAGCTAGTTTAAATATAGTTTTACCTCAAGATTACGTTAATTATGTTAAAGTATCTTGGATTGACCAGTATGGTGTAAAAAGACCTATATTTCCTACAAACAACTTAACAACCATACCTTACAATACACCTATACAAGACAACAAAGGTATTCCTACTCAAGATAACTTTGGTGAAAATATAGAAGGTACTTCTATAACAAAAGAAAGATTTGATAGCATGAACACCGATATTCTAAATAATGATTTTGATTTAGATGATTGGGCATACTTTAGCGAAGCTTATGGTTATAACGGCAACTGGAACTTAGGTCAGTTTTACGGAACAGACCCGCAGTATGCTAACGTTAATGGTTATTTTACAATAGACGAGAGAGAAGGCAAGATGTCTTTTTCTAGTGATTTAGTAGATAAGTTAATTGTTTTAGAGTATATATCTGATGGTTTAGCTTACGATAAAGACACTAAAGTGCCTAAGCTTGCAGAAGAAGCTCTATACGCTTCTATACTACATTACATAGTATCTACTAGAGCAAATCAACCAGAGTATTTAGTACAAAGACTAAGAAGAGATAAAAGCTCTAAACTAAGAAATGCTAAAATTAGATTATCTAACATTAAACTTACTGAAATAGTTCAAGTTATGCGAGGTAAATCTAAATGGATAAAACACTAAAATTAAATGGCAGAAGTTAAAAATAGTTTTCTAAAATCCAAGATGAATAAAGATCTTGATGATAGATTAGTGCCTAATGGTGAATACAGGGACGCTGTTAATGTTTCTATAAATAAATCTCAAGGAGATGGTTCAGCTGAAGGAAACGTTGGAACAATTCAAAATGTTTTAGGTAATGAAAAAATTGCTGATTTTTCTTCTATTATACCTGGCAATTTAAAAGGTTTAAACGTTATAGGCGCATTACCAGATGACAATACTAATACTATTTTTGCTTTTATAACAAACAATACATTGCAGCCGTATGTGCCTACTGGAGCTGTAGGAAAAGCTAGCTCTTATCCAAGCGATCAAGATAGCGATAATATTGGCGCTACTATTATAGGAGGTGGAACAGGTTATACTTCTGATACAAATGTAACAACAACTTCTTTAGGTGGTGTTGGTACTGGAATGAGATTAACTACAACTGCTGTGGCTGGCGTTATAACAAATGTTGTCATAACTAACCCAGGAACTGGCTATGTAGTAGGTGATCAACTTCAGATCAATGGCGGTGATAATAACGCTAGCATACGAGTATCATCTGTACAAGGACCTATAACTATAACTAATCAAGGCGCTGGTTATACAGCTCCAATAGTTGGAACTACTAGCTATGTATCTGGTAGCGGTAATGGAAAAGAAATGACTGTTTCCGCTGTTGTAAGTGGAGGTCAAATAACTTTTCTTAGAATAACAAACTTTGGCGGAGGTTATGAAATTGGAGATGTTTTATCAGTAGACGGAGGCACAACATCTTGTGAGTTTACAATAGACTCTTTACTACCTTCATATAGTGCTATTGTTTCTTTAAATCCTAACATATCTAGTAGCTTTAAAATAATAGCCGAAGGTTCTTGGCTTAATTTCTCTACTCAAGCGTCTATAACTGGTGTTAACATAATAGAACAACTTTTATTTTTTACAGATAATAGAAATCAACCTAGAAAAGTAAACGTAAATAGAAATCCTGGTTACTACACTACAGAAGATCAAATTTCTGTAGCTAAGTACTATCCTTACCAGTCAATACAATTATATAGACCAAGTCAAGCCGAAGCAGATTTAACTACTACACCTGTTTCAGCTACAACAGATGCTATTAATAATAGCCAAATAATAACATTAGCAACCACATCTGGGACTTTAACACAGACACTAGGTATTATTGGTACTGGTGTTTTACCTGGAACTTTTGTTACAGAAATAAACTGGCCTACAAGCATAACTGTTAACCAGCCTCAAACATTAACCGCTGGCACAGCTATAGAGTTTGTTCAAGCTGAGTCGTCTATGCAAGATGCTGCTAGTGAATTTTTACCTAGTTTTGCAGATTCTAAAGTTGTAGGTTTACCTGCACCCACACCAACTAGCTTTACGGTTGCTAAAGTTGGATATAATGGAACCACTGATATAATAGGTCATACTATATATATAGAAAATCCAGCAGGAACCTTTAATCCAACAGGTGGCGTAGTTTCTTCAGTTGTTGAAAACGCAAACTCTTTTGATATAACATGTACTACTACTACTCCTACTTTAAGCGCTACAGACAAAGTTCGCTTCGCTATAGCTAATCCATACTATGATGCAGATTTTGCAAGCAACTCAAGTATTGACTTTTTATCTGATAAATTTGTTAGGTTTTCGTATAGGTATAAACTAGACGACGGTGAATATTCTTTAATTGCTCCTTTTACACAACCTTGTTTTATACCAAAGCAAGATGGTTATTTTTTAGACAGACTTGTTGGTGAAAAATCTGGAGGCGATGATAACGACATAAGTGACGAGCAGAACACATATAAAAGTACAGAAGTTTCTTTTATGGAAAATAAGGCTAATAAGATATATTTAAATATACCATTGCCTTGTAAAGCTAATGACTTAACTTCAGAATACAAAATAACAGAATTAGAAATAGTATATAGAGAATCTGATAAGACCGCTATTAAAGTTGTAGAAACAATACCCGTAGCGAACAATATAACAGGTGATCAATTCAATTATGAGTATGAGTATGGTTCTAAAGCGCCATTTAAAACTTTACCAGAAAAAGAAACAACAAGAGTTTTTGATAAAGTTCCAGTAAAAGCATTAAGCCAAGAAGTTTCTAGCAATAGAGTTATATATGGTAATTACCAAGACAAGCATACTCCACCTAGTTTTTTAGATTTTACTTTAGGTGCATCTCCTAAAAATGATACTTTTTTTATATCTGATAACAACGTAGACTCTAAAACTAGTATAGTAGAATATCCAAACTCTACTTTAAAACAAAATAGAGACTTTGAAGTAGGTGTTGTTTTAGCTGATAGATTCGGTAGACAATCAACTATATTGTTTTCTAAACAAAGTTTATATAGTTTTAACCCTTTTTTAGCGTCTAGTATATATTCACCTTATAGAGGTCCTAATGAAAATGCTCCAATAGGTGGTACAGGAAACTTTGATGGAAACTCATTAAAAATACAGTTTAATGATTTTATACAAAGTACTAAAAACGATTTACTAGGAACGCCTGGTTTATACAATGGAGATGCATCGTCATCTAGTTATAACCCGTTAGGTTGGTATTCTTTTAAAGTTGTAGTAAAACAAACGCAGCAAGAATATTATAATGCTTATATTCCGTCTTCAATGGCTTGTTATCCAGTGCTAGAAGATAGAGAGAAAGAATTAGAGGTTACATCTCATATTATATTAACAAATGATAATATAAATAAAATACCTAGAGATTTAACAGAAGTTGGTCCAGCTCAAAGAGATTTTAGAAGTAGTGTTAGATTGTTTGGTAGAGTTACATCTAGTTCAGACGGGGTTTATGAATTAAGTGGAGTTACTGCTTTCAATACAACAAATGAAATATTTTATCCTTCAAAAACAGCTGATATAGCTTCTAATGTAGCAACTATAAAAGATTTGTTTAATTACGAGCAATTTAAAACACTTGTTACAGGTACTAGTCCAGGTTATTTATTTTACAACTTTGATTATGTTAGTGGAACTTCAAGTTCTTTTCCAGACTCGAGTTCTTTAGTAGCTAGAATAACTACGCAGAAAAAATTTGGTGTTCAGATAGATGCGTCAGGAACATATGAGGCTCAATACCAAGGTTTGCCAGCTTTAAATGTTTATGAAATAGAACCAGTAGTGTCTGCCTTAGATATATACTACGAAACTTCAACAAGCGGTACGATAGAAGATTTAAACAAGGCTATAGACGAAGGTGGAGCTCCTAATCAGTTTTACAGCATAAAAGGCGGTGCTAACCTTATGACAGAAGGTTTAGCAGCTGGATCTTACATTACTGAGGAGTTTAGACCAGTTAAACTAGACGGAACACCTATACTGCCTATTGCTGATAATACATGTGTTTTTGCTCAAGATAATAGTATAATAACTATAGATGAAAACGGTATTGTTATAGATTCAAACCCTGATGGAGTTCCTTTTACGGATATATTTGAAATAGTAGACAATAGTATAGATCCTACTATAACACTAGGTAGTTTTAGAATAAAACTTAAAAAACCTGCAGGTAATGACGCTCCAGGTCTAGTATACTTAGGACCTCCAGGTAGCCCTAAAAATGATTTTATATTTAATCTTGTTTTTGGAAACACAAACGCAGGAGCGGATGTTATTATACCTTTAAATAGAGATTTAGAAAATATACCACCAGCATTATCACCAGCGCCTTTAGGTGTTTTTGTAAATAAAACAACAACAGATTTATGTGGCCCAGCCGTTACAAGCGGTGAAACGTCTTTTGTTGGCGAGTCAATTGATACTAGCTATTTATCAACTACTGGAGTTATTGGAGATACTAGAGAGATAGCCACTATAAGCGGAGCTAATGGATCTTCAACTATTGATTTACAAAAAGTTGATTTAGATATTGAAATAGTAAGTGTATTTAATCTTCCTTCTTACTCTACAGGTGGTAGCGAAGGTTGGGTTGAAATACCTGAAAACCAAATAAATTCTTATTTTACGTTAAGCACGCCTGAGCAAAACACAACTGGAACATCAGTTGATAGACTTTTAATAGCTGAAAATAATGTTGTAACAATGGTTCCTTATCAGGTTCAAATTAGAGCTTATGATGGAGCTGGTCAAAGCGCGTATTGCTATGCTACTTTTGTTTTTAGAGATAGTCCAGAAATAGAATGGGACAATCAAATTTCTATAATAGATTTTTGTCCAACCTACCCGCCAAGCGCGACGCCTTTTAATTCGAATCCAATTAATTATGGACAACAAATATTTTCATCACCAGAGCCATCACAAGTATATCAAGAAGATGATTATATAGTTGAATGGGAAGGTAGTTTTGCTTCTCCATCTAACGACGCTAAAATGCAAGTTATATTAGATAGAATTGCAGGTACTTATACAGGCTTAGTTACTATTAAATGTAGAATAAACGCTACAGACCCTAACACTGGTCAAACAAATTCTCAAATTTTTAATGTAGAAAATTTTACTGGTTTTGGAAATATACCACAAACTAATACTTATGATTTAAATGATTATATATTTAATCAAGGATATTTTAGCAACTATAAAATAACACTACAAATAAATGCAGACGTTCTTCCGCTGCAAACAGCTACAGCGAAAGTTCAAATTAGATTTTGTGATCCTAGTTAATAGTAAAATTTAATAAAAAAAAGTAATAATATATATGGCAGCTATAATTGAAGTAAAATACTTTAACAGTTTTGTTTTAAAAAAATCTGCAACAGCAGCTTCTACTACTACAAAACCAGTATGGAATGGCTCTTTTGGTATACCTGAATCAATAGGTGGTTTTCCTGCTTATGACGATGTTAGCAACCCTGTAGATCGGGATACTAGTTGGTTTGTTGAAGAAGCTAGAATTAGAGGCGGTTACAATAATACTTCTACGGATTATGGCGTTAGAGCTTATTTAGTAGAAGAAGAACCTAATGCTAATTTTAGGTTAAACTCTATGATATACTCAGGTATATACAACTCTAGAACAGGTATAAATCAAACTAATGTATTCAGCGTTAGCGAGAATATAACAAAAAGCTTAGACCCAGCAAATGGTTCTATACAAAAGCTTTATGCTGAAGATACTAACTTAATTATATTTCAAGAATCTAAAGTTAGTAGAGCATTGATAGATAAAGACGCTATATATTCAGCTGAAGGTGGAGGCTTGCCTGTTAGTTCTTTTACGACTGTAATTGGTCAAATAGTACCATATGGTGGAAATTACGGTATTGGTAATCACCCTGAAAGTTTTGCTGTATATGGTTATAATAAATATTTTGTAGACTCATATCAAAACAGTGTCATGAGATTAGGCGCTGATGGTTTGACAGAAATATCAGCTACTGGTATGAGATCTTTCTTTAGAAATAAAATAGTAAGTGTTGATTCTGTTAATTTTGGTAAAGGAAAAATACTAGGAGGCTTTGATATATACAATAAAGATTACATTGTTTCTATACAACCTTCTAGTCCAAATATTTCTTACAACACTTTATCTTACGATGAATCTGCTAGAGGCTGGATAAGTAGGTACTCTTACAAACCAAGTCAATCTTTTAGCTTAAAGAATAATCATTATACAACGTTCGGAGATGGTTTATATTTGCACAACTCTACAAACGTTCCTTATAACCAATTTTACAACACAAGCAATGCTTCTGAAGTAACATTTGTTTTTAATCCAAGACCTGGAAACTCTAAAGTGTTTAACACAATATCTTACGAAGGTACTAATGGTTGGCAAGTTGACTCTTTTGTTTCAGATGAAACAGGGCCAAGCTCTTCAAACATTATAAATCCTTATGTTTTTGACAAAACAAATAACGTACTGAGTTATACTGAAGGCGCTTATGATTCTGCTGTACCTCCAAACACAGGTACTTCAGCAACGGTTCAACCTATATTTAGAGTAGGTTTTGATAGAAAAGAAAATAAATATTGTGCAAATGTAGTTAATAATACGCCGGTTTCTGAAGGTGAAATAGTTTTTGGAAATCAAATATCTGGTATAAAAGGTTATTATGCTGTAGTTAAAATGTCTACAGATACAGTCACAGAACCAGGTAGATATAAAGAATTATTTATGGTAGGATCAAATTATACATTTTCAAATGGATATTAAAATTAAAAATATAAAATTATGCCAATAACAGGAGCAGTAATAGGCGCAGGTACCAAAATAATTGGTAGCTTGTTTGGCGGATCAAAAGCTAAAGCTGCCGCTAGAGCCGCTGAAGCAGAAAGACGCAGGCTTCAAGGCCAACTTAGAAGTTTAGAAAAAAACAGACAAGAGATTGTTAATCCTTATGCCGGTGTAACTAGTTTAGCAGGCTTAGCAACTGATTTGTCTGATCAAATATCTAATCCATTTGCAAACCTAAGTGTTGCTACTCAAGCGGCTGAAATGCAAATAGAACAAGCTGATATATCTTTAGCTAACACATTAGACACGTTAAGAGCTACTGGCGCAGGTGCTGGTGGTGCAACCGCTTTAGCTAATGCAGCTTTAAAAAGCAAACAAGGTGTTTCTGCTAGTATTGAATCTCAAGAAGCTCAAAATGAAAAAATGAGAGCGCAAGGAGAGCAGCAAATGGAGCAAGCTCAAGTTGCTCAACAAGCAAGACTGCAAAACATACAAATATCTGAAGGTGGTAGAGCTCAAATGGCTCAAGCCCAAGGTAAGACTATTGAGATGCAAATGACAGAAAATAGAGAGCAAGATCAAATAAACTATGTTAGAGGTCAATTAGAAGCTGCTAGACAAGATCAAGCTAAAGCACAAGCAGATGCAACATCTGCAACTATGGGTGCAATTGGTGGTATTGGTAGCATGGCTGGAGCTCTTTTCGGTGGAGGTGATTAATAAATATTAAAAAATGGAAAACAAAAATATAATTAACAACCTTACTATAAAGCAAATAAACCAAAGTGATGCGCTTGGTTTTAGTAAAGATTTTATATCAAAAGGTCATGATGTTAATTTTGATCTTTTAGGCAAAGCTTTTGCTAACACAGCTAGAACTTATGCTAAATTAAAAATAGCTATAGAAAACAACACTTGTGAGTCAGACAACTGCGTATACGAGATTAATCAATTAAAAATGCTAGAGCAAGCCCCACAAGCTTCTCTAGACTTTTTATCTTTACTTTTATCTCAACTTCAGATAACTGAAAATCAAAGTTTTGATCCTAATAATAATTTTGAATATACCGTAGCTAATTGTATACTTAACGAAAAACCTGGTTTTTCTAAGTCTGATGGCTATGATGTTTATTTAGATCTGCTACAAGATGGTTCGCAACAGATATCATTTTACGGTCCAATGTTTGAGTACCCGTTAATAATCAATAGCGTATCACTACAGGCGTTAAGTAATGTTGGTACAACTATAGTTGCAGAAACACCAGATATACCATCAGAAATGATGTCTCTGCTTACTAAGATTGGTTTGTTTGCTTCTGAAAGTGTTATGGAAAATGGACAGTTATCTCCAAGCGCTCAAATATCTGAAGAGTTTGTGCTTAAAAACCCAGATGGTAGTTTTGATTATGAAATTATAGACATCGGTAATGGTAAAGGTAGAAACATACTAAAGTATGACATGGATAAAATTGAAAGAAAAGCTAGTCCATTTATATCTGCTGAAGTTGCTGGTTTACTAAACTTAGAACAACAGGCTATAGCTGCTTGGAATGTTTACTTATCTGAAGGTAAATACTGGTCTTACACTGAAGACTTGCCATTATATCCTGACAAACAAAAAGAGTTTGATAAAAAATACAAAGACTACTTTATGAATAACTATCTTAAGCAATTTGTAGAAAATCAATTACCTACAAACCCTGAAGACGCTAATATTTTTGATTTACAAGAAGCTAAAAAAGCAAAAGCACAAAAATTTTTACAGGAAAATAATTTAAATTAAATTAAATGAATGAATTAGAAACTTACGTAGCTTCATTACAAGATCAAGGTTTATCTGCAGATGAGATTAAAGCTAAAGTAATAGAGTGGAAAAAAAATAACAAAAAAGAAGTTGTTGAAACCTCTGTCGAATCAGTAAAGACAGGAGACGGTGTAGTGGGTGCAAGTGCTCCGTCGGTAGGACCACAACAGGCACCAAAGCCTACGGTATTCGCTTTGGAAGATACTTTTTCGGTATCACCAGAAGATAAAATAAAAGAATTAGATAGAGAAGCTGAGAATATTTTATGGGAAAGCTATCAAAGAGCAGCTAAAGAAGGAAGTGATTGGGATTTTTGGGCAGAAACAGGTACTAAAATAAAAGCAGCTACTGTGGATGCTTTAGGAAAGTTAGCAAGAGTACCAACTCTATTAAATGAGTTTAAAATGGCTGTTGATAGAGAGTTTATGAGTGACGAAGAAAAAGCTAGATACGACGCTTTAGATCCTCTTGTTAAGCAAACTTTAGCTAATATTGGATCTCAACCCGGTATGACTGCTTTAGCTAATATTGGTTTAGAGACTTATGAAGACTCTGTTGTAAAAGCTGATAAAATAAGACAAGATTTAACACAGTTTGAAACTAGTATAGGAGAGGAATACGCTAAAGGTAACTTTGTAGAAGCTACTGTTAGAACAGCCTCTGACGCTTTAGGTTCGTTACCTTCTGTTGTTCAGTCTATGATACCATACGTTGGTATAGCCTCAATAGTAGCTGGCGAAACCGCTGGTGCTTCATCCGAAGCTCAAAAAGAAGGTGAAGATTTAAGTTTAAAAACACTTGGTTATTCTACCGTAAGAGGCGCTGCGGAAGGTCTTTTAGAAGTTGTAACTAAAAAAATTGGCGGAGGAATGTTTAAAAACCTTGCAGGTAAAGGTAAAAAAGAAGCAACTGAGTCAATTACTAAAATTGCTTTAGGTATAAGTAAAGACTATGGCGCTGAAGGTTTGTCTGAAACTGCTACTGAAGTTATAAACAAAATGGTCGACGCTGCTCAACTTGGCAAAAAAGATACATTTGATAATCACCTTAGAGATTTAGTAGACACTTTTTTAGTTGGCGGTATGATGGGTGGTGGAATGAGCTCAGTCGGAGCTAGCGCAGCTGGATCTAGATTAATTAAAAACACTATACAAGATAATAGCGTACAAAGAGACTTAGAAGGCACTGAATACGATAACGTCGTTGACGCTTATGAAACTCCTGATGTAACCGAGGGATTACCCAAGCTTAGTGAAAATAAATTTACTCAAAATAAACTTGAGGCTGAGCTAAAACAAAAAGTTGGAGATGGTGTATTTACTATAGAGCAAGCCGACAATGTTAGAAGTAACTTTAGAGATATACAAGGAGCTTTAAATACTGTAAAACCATTAGGTATTAGCGTTGAAAACACAAAACCAGTAGTTGACCTAGTTATTGAGCAAAAAAAATTAAAGAACAAAATAAAGCAAGTAGATAATTCCAGTCTAACAAAAGCAGAGTCAGAAAGACTTAGCGAGATAGACAAAGAACTAAACGATATAATTGTAGCTGATAAAACGGCTAAAGTAGAAAAAGGAGCTAAAGTTATAGCTGAGCAAATTGAAACTGGATTTGAAACTTTTGAAAATGAAGCTGATGTAGCTTCTGCTATAGAAACTTTAAAAGAGCAAGGTGGAAACATTGATACTAAAAGCTCTGAAGACTACGGTACATTTGTAGTAATGCCTGATGGTAAAAGAATTATAATTTTAAACAAAGAATCTGCAGCTCAAGATAATGTAATGACAACTGCTCAACACGAGGTTGGTCATGCTGTTTTGTTTGAAACTGTTAAAAACAAACCTGAAGCTGCAATAGCTTTAGGTGCATCTCTTTTAGAAGAATTAAAAAATAGTAAAGACATAACGTTTAATAGTTCTAAGTTTTTAGATAGATTTAACCAGTACGTTGAAGATGCTGATATATCTAAAGCAGATACTATGGAAGAGGTATTAACTCTTGCTAGTGAAGGACTAGAAAGTGGTGACATTGTTTTTAACGAAAAAGCTACAACTAAAATAGGTGATTTTATACGTAGAGCTTTAAGCGCTATGGGTCTAAACGTTAAGTTTAAAACTGGAAGAGATGTATTAAACTTTGTTAGAGATTACAACAGAAGCGTGCAAAAAGGTAAAGGTCTTTCTAAAGGTCTTGAAAAAGTAGCCAAAAAAGGAGCTGAAGTAGATATAAAACCTACAACAGATATAGAAGCTGAGGTTACAGATATCGTAGCTAAAGAAAGCAAAAAAGATACTGGAGCTATAGCATCTACTAAAGTGCAAGAGATATACGACACTCAAGGTGAAGCTGGCGCTTTTGATATTATAGATCAATTCAAGCCTATAGTAAATAGAATAGTAGATAAAAGAAGAGACGCACCTAATTTTGATCGTCAGTTACTAACTGATGAAATTGAAACAGGTAAGCGTGGTATATTCGATTTAATTAGAGAGTATAATCCTGAATCAGGCGTGCCATTAGCCGCTTATATAAATAAGTTTTTACCAGCTAGAGCAATCGAAGCTTCTCAAAGAGTTTTAGGTGAAGAGTTTACTAGTGATGTAACAGAGGCTAAAGGCGTTATGGCTGAAGAAACCACTGAGGTAGAAACTAAAGAAAAGCCAATAGCTAAAAAACCTACAGAAACGGTTGAGTTTTCACAAGTTCAAATAGAAAAAATTGGCGCTAAAGATAAAGCTGAAGTTGAAACTAAAATAACCAAAGCTACTAAAGACTCTTTTAAAGGCCAAGATATTAAAACTTTTGGTCAAACTAGAAACGTGCCAAAAGCTGTAGCAGATATATACGCTGGTATGTTTGGTTTAAATCCTCAAACTATAACTGATAAAACTAGAAACTATCAGAAAACAGACGCTGAAGGATTAACAACAGCTAAACAGTTTTTACTTAAAAACGCTAATAACGATTTTGCTAGATTACCAAAGACTAAAGATGGTTTTGGTAAAGGTACTTTTTTACCTAGAAACGTAATGAATGCTTTATATACAAATGGCAAACTTACAGGTAATTTAAAAGACTATATAGGTCTTATTAGACAAAAACCTGTTAAGCCGATATATAGAGACGCCGTAGGTCAAACAATACGTGGTTTATTAAACTTGCATATTAGAAACCGCATGTTTGAAGATTTAGTGACTACATCAGCCGAAAGAGCTGTTGGTGGCGCTAAGTTTAGTAAAAAAATTAAAACGCCAAAACAGACCTCTAAGTTTATGCAGGATGCGGCTGGTAAAACTAGAGTTGACGAAAAGCAGGAAGGGACAAAGCGTAGGCCAGATAGTAAAAAACGAGACTACGATAGAAACAAACTTTTAAGTGATAGTGTAAAAGCTGTAGACGGTGAAACTGTTATACAAGGATTTGATAGAGTATTAAATAAATTTTTAAAGAAAAACCCTAAGTTTAATAACTATCTTAAATTTTCTTTAGTTTTCGGAGAATCAAGATCACCATACGGTATAGTAAGTAGATTCAATGAGCGTTTAGATAAGACTGGAGAACAAGCTGATATACGAAGAACACCTATGACTAAAGACAGAATGGTCACTAATTCTTACGCAGAAGCTATATCAAAACCTGGCTACGTTGCTAAAGAAAATGCTAAATTAGATTTACTGAAAGATTTTTATTTAGCTGCAGAAGCATATTTAAAAAACAATCCTAAAGACACTTGGGTTTTTGACGGTATAGCGTCTGCTGCTACAAATTCTCAAAATGCTCCATTAAGAGCTTTAGCACCCGCTTTAATAATTGAAGTAGATTCTAATGGTAAAGTTATTAGAAATGAAAAAGGTATTGAAGAACACTCTGAACCACAAAATAATATAGGGACTACTTTAACAAACGCGGCAAAAGAAGGTAGAATCAATGAGGTTTGGCCTGTTATAGAGGCTTCTTATATGCAAGGCTGGATTACTTTAAATAATAATGATTTATTAGATGTAGATTTTAAATCATCTATGCCAGATTTATTTTGGAAAGCAGTTGAGCTTCTTAAAGAAGGTAAAATAAAAGTTGATAGAGGTTTATTATCTACTATACGTTTTACGGAAGCTGGAATAAACTTAGATAATTTACTTTATATACCTACAGGTCAAACTATTAGCGAGTACTTTTTTGGCGTTAAAGGTTTACAGCAAAATACTCAAGCTGAGTTAATAAGAGATTATTTTTCAGGCGAAAAAACATTAGAGCAAGTAAAAGAATACGCTAAAGATGAAAGCAAGCTTTCTAACGATAAAGCAAAAGCCTCTAAACGCATTAATGAGCTAATGCCTAGTGAAATAAAATACAGCAAAACTATTTCGGTACAAACAGGCGTTAACGCTTTAGCTAAGTCAGACAAAGCTTTAAATAACGCTAGAAGACCAGATGCTCCTATTAAAAAGATTAGAGTATTTGACTTTGATGATACATTAGCCAGATCTAAAAGTAAAGTATTATATACTGTACCAAATGTTGAAGGCGGTTTTAGTGAAGGCGCTACAAAGCTAAAAGCTATATTCATGGTTGGTGGTCCTGGTGCTGGTAAAACAAATGTTGGTAAAGGATTACAACTCGGCAGACGTGGTTATAAAGTAGTTAATCAAGATATAGCATTAGAAGCTATGAAAGAAGAAGCTGGATTACCAGCTAAAGAATCTGATTATACAGCAGAGCAAAGATCTACTAGATCAAAGCTTGGTGCTGCTGCTAGAAAAGCTGCTGTAGCTAAATTCGATAAATACGCCGCTGCAGGTAATGGCATGGTTATAGATGGCACAGGCGCTTCTTACAATGCTACTACTAAGAAAATAAAAGCTTTACAAGATAAAGGTTTTGAAGTACATATGGTTGTGGCTACAACGCCTCTTGAAACTGCTATAGCTAGAAACAAAGCTAGAACAGAAAGATCGTTACCTGATTTTGTTGTAAAGAAAACCTATGATCAAGTTCAAGAAAGTTTAGCTAAATATAGAGAAGACTTTGGTGATCGCTTATACGAGATAAACACAGAGACTATAGAGTACGGCAAGCCTTTGCCTAATGATTTTCTACAGCAAGTTTACGCTGGTGTAAATGCTAACAAAGTTGGTAAAGTTGATGCAACTAGTTTTGCTGAAAATTATGATGTTTTAGAAAGTCAAGGTGCAGAGTTTGACTTTAGAGAGTTTAGTAAAGTTATTGAAGGTAAAAAAGGACCATTATTTAGTGTTGCTGAAAAAATAGCTGCAGCAAGAGGTACTGATGATGTATTTATATTAACGGCAAGACCTGCTAACGCTGCTGGTCCGATACAAGAGTTTATGAAAGCAAATGGTATTGACATACCTTTAGCGAACATAACAGGGTTAGGCGATGGCACTGCTGAAGCAAAAGCAGGTTGGATTATGGGTAAAGCCGCTGAGGGTTATAACGATTTTTATTTTGCTGATGATGCTATTAAAAATGTTAAAGCTGTTAAAAACGTATTAAGTCAAGTTGATGTTAAATCAAAGGTACAGCAAGCTAAAGCTAGCAAACGTATAGTGTTTGACAAAGTGTTCAATGATATTATAGAACAAAAAGTAGGTATTGAATCTTATAAACAGTTTTCTGCTGCTAAAGCTAAAACAGTTGGCGCTAGCAAAGGTAAGTTTACTTTCTTTACAACGCCATCTGCTGAAGACTTTTTAGGTTTACTTTACAAAACTTTAGGTAAAGGTAAAGTTGGTGATGCTCAAATGGCATTTTACAAAACAAATCTACTAGATCCTTATAATAGAGCTGAAATAGCTTTATCACAGGCTAAAGTGTCAGCTGGTAGAGATTACAAAGCGTTAAAAAAGCAATTTAAAAACATACCGAAAACTTTAGAAAAAGAAACTGGTATTGCTAAGTATACATACCAGCATGCTATTAGAACCTACATATGGAATAAACAAGGCATTGAAGTTCCAGGACTTTCTAAGCGTGATCAAAAAAGATTAACTGATTTTATAACTAACGATGCAGAGCTTAGTGTATTTGCTGATAACTTAATAACAATACAAAAAGACAAGCCATATCCGGAACCTAGTAAAGACTGGACAGCTGGCACTATAACCACAGACGTTATAGGTGGTATTAATAAAGTTAATAGAAAAGAGTATTTGCAAGAGTGGCAAGAAAATGTAGATATTATATTTTCTGAAAAGAACATAAATAAGCTAGAAGCTGCTTTTGGCGCTAAGTATGTCGAGGCATTAAAAGACTCTTTAAGAGCAATGAAAAGTGGCAGCAATAGACCATTAGGCGGCGATAGAGTATCAGACGGTATACTAGACTGGCTAAACAACTCTGTTGGTGCTATAATGTTCTTAAACACAAGATCTGCAGTGCTACAGACCATATCTGCGGTAAATTTTGTAAATTGGGGTGATAATAATATATTAAAGGCGGGTAAAGCGTTTGCTAATCAAAAACAATTTTGGGGTGACTTTTTAACTCTTATGAACTCTGATTACTTACTTGAAAGACGTGATGGTCTTAAAATAAACGTAAGTGAATCTGAAATAGCTGATGCTGTACAAGGTAGTAAAAACAAAGTTAACTCTGCTATATCATTTTTACTTAATAAAGGTTTTGTATTTACAAGATATGCAGATAGTTTTGCTATAGCTTCTGGTGGTGCTACATTTTATAGAAATAGAACTGAAGCTTTGGTTGAACAAGGCATGGATAGAAAAGCAGCTGAAGAACAAGCTTTTAATGACTTTAGAGCTATAGCTGAAGAAAACCAGCAGTCTAGTAGTCCATCTAAAATTAGCCAACAGCAAAGATCTTTAATTGGTCGTATTATACTTCAGTTTGGTAACACTCAATTACAGTATGTACGTATACAAAAAAGAGCTGTGCAAGATCTAGTAAACAAGAGAGGTGATTGGAAAAGCAATGTATCTAAAATAGTTTACTACGGCGCTATACAAAACTTAATGTTTAATGCTATGCAAAGCGGTTTAGCCTGGGCGTTATTCGATGATGATGAAGAAGATGAAAAGCTAACAGAAAAAAATAAAGAGCAAAAACTACAAAGAACTTTAAATGGTGCTATTGATTCTCAGCTTAAAGGTCTTGGTATACAAGGCGCTGTAGTTTCAGGTATTAAAAATGCTTTAATGACTATAGCTGAGCAAGCAGATAAGAAGTCACCTAAGTTTGAAGAAGCTCTTGATGACTTACTTTCTACAGCCCCAGCACTTGGATCTAAGATTAGAAAATTAAAATCAGCTGCAAGAACTGTTTCTTGGAATCGTAAAGAAATAAAAGAAAAAGGTTTTAGCATGGACAATCCGGCTTATTTAGCAGGTGCGCAAGTTGTTTCATCAATACTAAACATACCTTTAGATAGAGCGGTTATGAAGATGAATAACATGCGTAATATATTAAATCCTTCTACAGAAAACTGGCAAAAAGTTGCGCTAGCTTTAGGTTGGTCAGGTTGGGATGTTGGACTACCTTATTTTGGTTTAGCTGAAGACAAACCAGTGTTGACTGAAACTGAAAAGCAAACTAAAAAACTATTTGATCTTAATAAATCAGATCAAGTTAAAAAGCTTTTAAATTTAGGTTTAACTAAAAAACAAATTAGAGCTTTAACTAAAGAAGAAGATAGAGTAAAAGAAATTATAAAATTACAAAATAAAAAGAAAGATGCCGGATCCAAAAAATAAAAAAGTACATAGAGATACTATTAGAATTAACAAGCCTAGCAAGATTTATAAAAAAGGTGATTATGTTACTGAAGATGATTTTGAAAAGCAGTTTTCAAAAAAAGAAGGTGATGCCACTACTTTTCCTCAGTTATCTGTTGAAGATTACTCTACAATACAAGTAGATAAAAAAGGACCATATGTAACTAAGAATCCTATAAACATGGGTTCGCCTTTATACGCTAAAATTAGCGCAGGTTGTAAGGCTGCTGCAAAAAGAAAATTTAAGGTTTGGCCTAGTGCTTATGCTTCAGGTTGGGGTGTAAGATGTACTAAAGCTGGTGGACCTAGTAAATTTGGAGGTAAAAAATAATGGCTTACGTACAACCAGGTAATACGCCTTTGCATAAACAAAAAGGTGGTGGTACAACTAAAACATGCTTACCTGCTTCTAAAATAAGAAGTATGAGTAAAGAGCAAAGAGAAAAGCTAGTAAACTCTAAAAAATCTGCTGGCGCAAAAGGTAAATATAAAAGATCGTCTAAAACAAACGTTAAAGGCGCTCGTAAAAAAGGAGCTACACTTAGAGACTGGTTTGAAAAAGAAGACTGGAGAAGAGTTGATGATCCATCAAAAAAATGCGGAGAATAAAATGAGCTTATCAGATATTAAACTATACGCTATGAACGCTGGCACTTTAGGTGTTACAACATTTACACAGATAGAAGACGGTTTGAAACTATTGCTACTTGTAATTACAATTGGATATACTGTATCCAAGTGGATACATATTAAAAGAGATAATAACTAATGAAATATTTTAACTACGAAGAATTTGATTCACCTGATATACAAGGTAGTGGCCAACTTATGGATCCAAAGCTTCTTGAAATGATAGATGAAGCTAGGGAGATCTATGGTAAACCAATACGTGTAACTAGTGGATATAGAACAGAGTCTCACAACCGCAAGGTTGGTGGAGTCAGTTCATCTTCGCATTTAAAAGGTTTAGCAATAGATGTAGCGTGTGTGAAATCTGATGATAGATTTGAAATGTTAACTGCATTGTTAGAAGTAGGTTTCAATAGAATAGGTGTTGCAAGTACGTTTATACATGTAGACATCGATAAAGATAAATCACAAAACGTAATTTGGACATATTAATTATGGCATATATACAACATAACTCACCTTTTTCAAAGGTAAGAAAAACGACAAAAGGTAAAGGTAGAAATTTTTTATCTACAGAAGAAGGAGCTGGTATGACAGAGGCTGGCGTAAAAAAATATAGAAAAGAAAATCCAGGTAGCAAGTTAAAAACAGCCGTAACAGGTGATGTTAAACCTGGTAGTAAAGCTGCTAAAAGAAGAAAATCATTTTGTGCTAGATCAAAAGGCTGGAAAGGTGAAAGAGGTAAAGCAGCTAGAAGAAGATGGAAATGCTAATATAAAATATAAAACAAAAAAAATGAGTACATTTATGTCAAAACACTGTAGCCCAGTAAGCTATGGTACACCACTAGAAAAGAAAAGTTGCAGTGCTGCTAATTACGGATCGCCATTAGACCAAAAAATTGACACAAAAGCTATTGGTCAAGCTGCGAAAGATGCTAAAGAATACAAGCAATATGTAGAAAAAGCAACTGCTCCGTATGAAAAACGCCAAACAATGAAAAATCTAAGCAAAGAAAGCTATGAAAGAGCTCAAAAAGCTAAAGGGGTTAGTAGTTACGCTGGATATCATATGGGTAAAAAAATGCAAGCAAACGGAAGTAGACCTCCTCAAGAAGTTAGAGATCAATTCTATGAAGGTCAGTATACAAAGTATGCAACTATTAGAAAGCCTGAAGAAATAAGTAAACTTAAAAAAGATTTAAATATAAACCACAACGCACCTTTGAATCAAAACGCTTCAAATAATGATGCTGAAGCAAAAAGATTAATGAAAAAAATAAAAAAAGATGCAAAAAACTGGGAAAGCAGTATGACGCCTGAAGGAAGACCTAAGCCTGGAGTAAAGTCTGATAGCTTATATAGAGTTTACGAAACAACAGCTAGAAAACTACATAAAAAAGGTTTATTAGATAAGTCAGGTTATGGCGATGCTTTTGACTTTGATTAATAAATTATGGGAAAGTTTTTAATAAAAATCGGAAATAAATTAGTTTCATTTAACATATATTTAAAAGGTGAATGGAACTCGCTACTATATAAATTAATGTTTAAAAAAGAAAAATAATGAAACCATTTACATCAAAACACTGCATGCAGTACTTAACAAAGGAATCACCCTTGAATCAAGGATTGAAACAACTACACAATAGACCAGTTCAACAAAAACCCATGGAAAGAAAACCGGACGTTGAACCTATGAATCTTCCAGAACTAGCTACGCCAAAATTAAAAGAGCAATATCGTAAAAAAACTGGACCTACAGGTATAGCTCCAGAAAAACAAAAATTTGCTCCAGCTAAAGATACCAAAACCGGTAAAATTTATCCCAACGGTGATGCAAGCATACCTCCAAAATCAGAGAATAGACCTGATAAAGAAACCTTTAAAAAATATAAAAAATAAATAAGGAACAAAATAAACTGGGCGTACCATACCCAAAAGTTCCTGTAACCAAGAAAGGGGAAGTCGTAAGACCTCCCCTTTTTTTAATTATCCATCACAAGCCAAACAATCTTCACTCATTGCTTGTTGTGCTATATCTCCACGAAGCACTGATTCTGTCCTCGTATAATATAAAGTTTTAATACCATTTTTCCAAGCTTGCATGTGTACTTGATTAATCCATTTAGGTGTTGCTATACTAGGAAAAGCTAGATTTAAACTTACTGCTTGATCAATGTATTGCTGTCGTATACCAGCTTGATTAACTAACTCTAATTGATTAATCTCCTTAAACGTCTTAAATACTTCTTTCGCAGGGATTTCGTGTGGGCCAATAACAACCCCATCAAGCTCAGATAAACCTTGAACGCTACCACCATCTGCGAGTATTTTATCCCAAGTTTCATTTGTGTTTATTTTAAGTTTTCTTAATAGTTTTAATAACGTAGGATTTTTACGTATAAAAGTTCCTTTAGCTGATTGCTCTGTAAATACATTGGCAGCCCAAGGCTCTATTCCAGGCGAGATATTCCCTGAAAGCTTTGAATTACTAACAGTGGGAGCAATAGCACGCAAGTGAGTATTACGCATGCCAGTACCAACACACCACAAAGGCTCGCCATAAATTTCAGCAAGATCTCTACTAGCCCTTTCGCTTTCAATTTTGAGTTGCGAAAAAATCTTCCTAGTTTCAAACTGAGCAAGTAGACCCTCGAAAGGAATGCTTTTCTCTTGGAGATATGTATGCCATCCGAGGACTCCCAGACCCAATGCTCTCCCTTTCTGTGCAGATCGAACAGAGTTTTCGAAGCCGCGTAATCCTTTGGCTCTCTGAATAAATTCTTCCATAACTCCGTCAAGAAAGAACGTGGCGTCATATATAAGGTTAGTACCCTTCCATTCTTCATATTTTGCTAAATTTAATGATGATAAACAACAAACAAAGCTGTGGTTTTCATCTGTATGTAATGTAATTTCTGAACATATGTTTGTCATATGTACTTTTAATCCATTTTGCTTATATGCTTTTGGATTTGCTTTGTTAGTGTTTCCTTTAAATAATATATACGGTTCTCCAGTTGCTTTTCGCTTTCTAAGTAGTTTACTCCATCTATTTCTAGCTTGCGTATCTCCTTGTTCAAGCTTACGCATAAACTTGTCACCAACAACTGCGCATTGATGTAAGTTAAGCGACTGTCTGTTAACATCTCCTTTTGGTTCTCGTATTTCAAGCCACTCTTCAAAATCGTCGTGCTCAATGTTAATGTTAACTGAAGCAGCTCCTCGTCTGACAGATCCTTGATTAGTTGCAAGAATCGTTGAGTCGTATATTTTGCAGAAGGGTACAACTCCGTCTGATGTTCCATTTCCTGTAATTTTAGCGCCAGCGGGTCTAATCATATTAACTCCAATGCCAACTCCACCGCCGTGCTTAGCGAGTAGCATCATTTCTAAATTTTTGCTTCCTATATCTTGAATAGAGTCAGCAACATCAATTCCAAAGCAGCTAATAGGAAGGCCACGATCAGTACCAGTGTTACTGAGTACAGGCGACGCCAGACAGAGCCATCCGTTCCAGATATATTCAAAGAACGTTTCCGCCATTTCTGGTTTATATAATCTACGAGCAACTGTTTTAGCAACTCGCATGTAAGCTTCTCTCGGTGACTCGTCGTAGAGTAAATATCCCCCGGATATAGTCTTCTTGTATACGTCGTTATTACCCCACGCAGGGTAATCTTCACCTTTTTTCCAGTTTTCATTCCAACTCATTATTTATTTTTTGTATTTCATTTAACACTTCTTCACTTGTTTTCAAAGTCTTATACTTACTATCTTCTATATTTAATACCCATCTACCTTTTTCTGATCTTAATAAACCTTCACAGTGATCACTAGCAGTGTAATCTTCTCCTTTTTTCCAGTTTTCATTCCACATTATGTTAGTAAGTGTGTTATCCAGGCTAAAAGCCCATTAATATTAAGTGCTACAAGGTTCCATTGTTTTCTATATGACGTCTGAACCACAACGCATATAAACCCTAGTATATATAACTCAGGTGTTATAGTCCATTGAGCAGCAATTAAAAAACCACTGCCCATGTAACCTATTCTAATTGCCAGACGTTCTTCAGCTTTCAGCCTTCGTCTCTGTACTAGCTTTCTCAGCAACTTGTGTTTTAAGCTTGTCGATTGCTTCCTCATAATCTGGCATTTGTTTAATTGTTTCTAATGTTCCTACGGCTAGATCTTTTAAATAAGCATTTTCATCTAGCAGTTGTTGTACAACACCAATCAAGGCTTGTATCTTTTTTTCTAGCAGATCAACTCTACTACTCTTTTGACTTTTCATATAATTGTTCGTATATTTCTTGTTCTGTTACTATATTACCAAATGTCTTCGAAGTCTTCCCCTTCGCCAGCCTTCGAGTAATCCGTTGGCCTAATCGCGAAAAAATCAGTATGAGTGACCCCGCCGGTAAGATGATAGAACCAATCAAGATTAGACGCTGCATTCTTGTCATACGGGAAATAGTTCCCCAAGTCAACGTAACCAAGTTCAACCAGTTTTTCATTTGCTCTCTTTTTTATAAAATGTTTAAGATCATTGGACTTTATACCTTCTATATCACCCATTTCAAACATCTTGTTTATATATTTAGTTTCAAGCTTTATCATGGTTTCCGCAGCTTTTATTATATCTTCTCGACATAAATTCAATAATTGATTATTTTCGCTGCACATATCGCGGAAAAGCTTGCAACCCATTTTACTGTGTAAACTTTCATCGCGAACAGACCATTTCATTTGCTGCCCGATACCTTTAAGTAAATTGCGAAGCTGAAAACTATAAAGCACTGCAAAAGCACTATACAAGCTAACTCCTTCAGCGAAGGCTGAAAATATAGCCAAGCTTCTACCAATATCCACTGGATTGCTACTGTCACAAGCAACCAAATTATCAAATCTTTCAGACGTGGCCGGTTCGTGTAAGAATGCTTCATAATCTTCTAGTTTTAATGTTTCATTTAAATAACTATATGCAACTGCATGTACTGTCTCTTGTGAGCCAAACATCATTGCCATCTGCCTGATCTCGTGTTTAGGAAACCACGATACGACTTTCTGGGTCCAGTAATCTGAAACGGCACATTCGGTCTGCGCGAAGCCAAGAAGTATGTTCCCAACGAGGTGTTTTTCTTTTTCATCTAATTTTTCTTTCCAATCTTTAATATCGCTCTGCATTGATATTTCGGTATGCAACCAAAATGCTTGAGCTTGTTTTAACCAGCCTTCTGTGTAATACTCAGGGTACTCAAAAGGCTTATATGCTATTCTTTCGTCGAATAATCCCATTATAAATCCATTATTTGTTTTATTGTTAGTAATTCATGTTTCCAGGCATCAATATAAGCCATTGTATCGGCTTTTTTAGTTGACATTGATACTTTATCCATATCATCTAAAATAGATCTTATAAACACGTCTATAGTGTGTAGTTGTGTTTCTGTATCTTGATCCATTATTTATAAACTTCTAATGCTATATCTATAAATGGCAAATATAATACATGTGTTGTCTGATTGTCTTCTTCGTATGTTCTAGCTCCTAGTAATACACCTGGATACGTACCTATTGATAGGCTCCATACTTTTTTTGGTTCTTCTTTCATATGTTTTTACTTAGTATTAATGGTGATTCGTCTTTGTTTGTTGACACAAAATAGCACGTGTCATTGTCTTCTACTATTATGTTTTTATTTTTAAATGTCTTAGGATATTTTTCTAAGACGTAGTTAATAACATTTGATTCCATATTGATCTTGTAATTCTACTAGTTCTTTATATTTAACTCTACCTCTAATTTCCCAGCTCCATTTGACAAACTTATCAATCTGGCGCTCAGCGTATTTTTGTCTTGCTATCCTTTTCGCTTGTCCAGGATCAATCTTACTGTTTCGTCGCATTCTTTTTGATTTTGTGGTTTGTACAATGTTACGTTAGGAAATTGATTCATAACTAATCTTTTAAATAACTTCCAACGCATTGGAAATGATTCGTTAGCTCTACCTTTTGTTTCAATTATAAAATCATCGCCAATAAAATCTGGTGTATACTTAATAGGTAGTATGCGTTTGCAACCTCTATTTTTGTAATCACCTTTGCCATTAGCCTGTCTTTCATAAACTTCATTATCAAAATGAAAACCAGCTAACAAAACAAAAGTCTCTCCTTCGTATTTAGCTTTTATTTTAGCTTTTTTTAAAGCCATATACATATAACGCTCAAGGCCAGAAGCGAAGTTGATGCCATCATATGACACCTTCTTCGACTGTACTGGACCTTTTTTTCTACGTTTTCGTTTATAAGGTATTTTCTTCATTTACTTCTATATCGTGATAGTGTAAACCATCGTTACCATTTTGACCAACTATATTAATTCTATTGATCATAGCCTCTTCGATCTCATCAGACAAACAACGTTTAGCAGCTTCAATATATAATAAAGCATCCATTAGTTCTTCTTGAACATCAACTAAGAAACGGTTGAGGTCTTTTTCTTGACCTTCTATTTCTTGCATCATTGTAGCGCCATACTTTTGCTGACCAATAATACTACGTTGATCCATTTTTTTAAGTACTGCTAGTACTATTTCGTCTTTAGTGTCTATCTTCATTACAGTGTTTGTTTTACAAATGTTCCGTTAATCATTTTGCCTTTTCGATTAGCTATTTCATTATAAGCTGAATCTATACAGTCTTCAATATTGAAGTTTTCAAGTCTTGCTAGATTTGTTAATACAACAACCATATCGCCGATAGCGTCGACTACTTCAGGTATATCTCTATCTAGTAAAGCTTTAGCTAGCTCTCCAGCTTCTTCCATAAGCTTAACATATTGCGTATGAGAATTACCTTTGTCGTATATACCTCTTTCATTAGCCCAAGATCTTATAAGATCAAATCTGTTTGGAACTTTGTCTACACTAGTATTGTATTTAAGCTTAGTTTGATTATGTTTTGGATTAAAAAAGGCTTCGTAAAAAGCCTTGTTGTAAATATAGCTTCGATTGTCATTATACATCGAGGTTTTAGCGTTATGCTCTATCCAAGGTATGTTTTCTTTAGTAATTTTAAATTCATAACCTTGTGGTGTTGTCCAGCTTAAACCTAAGTTATCCATTAAATGGCCTTTTAGTTTACTCACTGGAACTGGAAATGTACTTGTTTGCTCTGTTGGGTTTATATTCATATTTGATTTAAATAAATTTTTATATAATGTTCTATCTTTCCTGTAGCCATAAGACTGTTGAAGTTCTATTTCCTTGTCTGATATAAAATCTATATCATCGCTAGTAAGTAGAACTTCGTATTCGTCTGCAGCGTAACCTTGTTGCTGCGTAACCCGACTATTAAGATCACGTGTGACACCGATCTTTTTACCCGGTATGTGGTATAAATAATACATAATTATTTTTTCTGCATTAATACCAAGCCGTTATAGTCTCCATAAAACCTAGAATACATTTTATCTCCAATAAAATAATATTTTATCAAAACTTCGTATCCGTTTTCTTCGTTATATAGTTTTGTTTTAAAACTATTTTCTTCTTGATTTATTATTTTTTCTTCTATATAAGAGTTTTCTTCAAAACTAAAGTTAAAAACTTTTAAAATAGCATATTCACTAGTTATAATAACTGTAGTGTGACTTGAAGTATCACTCGTCCAAGCACCTTCAAATTGTTGTTGAGCTTGAATACTTAAAGAAAAAATAAGTAAAAGTGTTATAATTGTTTTTTTCATAATTTATCGTTATATAAGTGCATATTATGTGCGTGGTGGTAATACCAACCTATTTCTAAATTTAATCTGTCTGCAATCATTTTTTGTAATGATGAAAACTGATACTGATCATTGCAGAAACCGTACCAGACGTCGTTAGAACGCATATAGACAGACATACACAACTGATCATCTACAATTGTAAACTGTACGGCATAAGTACAAGGCGTATCTGTCTTATATTTGTCATATTCTTTACCGTCATAAATAGATATTGCTGCATGTCTAGTCTTTTTATTTGTTTTAAGTTTAGCACACACATAATCTATCTGAGCTTTACGTTTCCATTGATAACCGTAGTTTGAATTAACATTACCATGCTCATCAGCCATACGTTTCCATATTGGCGGTATTTTACCATATAACTCACCAAGCTTGCTTATGTTTGGATCACCAGACAAATACCATTGCCATTCTGCTTCAGCATATTTTAAACTCCAATTACGCTGCTCGTTTATTATATGATTGTTCTGAGGATCTCTAATATAAAACCCACAGTTAAACAAAGCTTTAGTATTATCAAAATCTAAGCCATTTATAATGACTTCATCTAATAATGCTTCATAAGCTTCATTTGCGTTGTCAAAGCTGTTTCTCATATTTGTTATAATAATATTTATAGTATTCATAAATCTTAATCCATATATCAGCTTTAGTGTAGCTGTTAGGATCTTCATTGGTTTTATTATTGTTAGTTATAACAATAGACCATCTAGCCTCAGTTAATGCTTTAGGAGCAATATATATGTTGTTGTTTATACACCAATGATAAGCTTTAAACTCTAGCTCATCAGGCATATAACTACCCATATTTACTCTACCTTTTTTAGCCATTATTCCCAAGGCATTTTTTCATTTCCAATATTTATTGGTTCATGAGGTATAAAACAACCAGACTTAGGTTCCCATTTAAAATGGGCTTCTTCACCGTTTTGCCCTAGGTTTTGAAACTTAACTTTAAGTACTTTAGCTTTAACTGTTTTAGCTTCATAATCTCTATGAACTAATATACCGTGATAACTAGCATCGTACCATTCACCACCACCTTTAATATTGTACATAGTCGGCTCTTCTATTTTACCGTCTTTATCTTTGTACATTTTGGTTGGGTGAGCTACTACAAAAACTAATACATCAAACTTCTTAGCAAACGTTTCTATTTTAGTTAAATACTCCATTGTATATCTATTGACGTCTTCTGTTTTACAGTCAACGTCTCTGACTTTATTAAATGGATCGATAACAAGGCATTTAATGCCTTTACGTTTAACTAGTTCAGCGCCTTTTTTAAGTACCGACTCAAGCGTGTAACGTTCCATATCAATATGAAAGAAGTTACTATTGCAATGATCTGCAACTTGATTCCATTTATCACCGTGTATATCAGCTGATGTTGGCATACCTTGCCAAACCTTACGCATTAATTTATGTGCGTGAAGGTAAGTTGGGACATTTTCTGGACTAGCAAACGCCGTCTTCCAGCCATAGTTTTGGTTATACCCAACAACCATTTGGTCGACGAAATCCGACTTCCCGCTACTTGGAATACCAGTAACAGTAATAAATTGACCAGTATAAGTTGAAAAGATGTCATCAAAATTTTGCAAGCCAATTTGAAATCCTGGTTTAAACCCGTTACGAACAAAGTCCGTGACTTCGTCCTCAATGTCCCTAAATGTCGTGACATTTTCAAGTGGAACGGGCCTCGCCCCTGAAATACGCTCTGATAGTTTTTCTTGTCCATATTTAATTAGATATTCGTTAGCATCTTTACAATCATCAAACGATGCTAAGTAACATACTTCAGATCCTAAACGTCTAACTAATTCAGCTTGTAACGCTTGACCTGCTTCGTCTGTATCAACTGCTAGTATTATTTTTTCTTTATCTTCAAAATAATCTATACAATTGTCTAAGTATTCTAAGTTGTTTGTATTTAATGTAGCTCCGTTTGGAACTGATATAGCATTTGTAATACCAGCTTCATGTAAAGCTAGCACGTCCATTTCGCCTTCAACTATAACACAATATTCATAACCAATTATGCTATCAATATTATAAAATACTTTTTCAGCACCTTTATATAATTTAAAGTTCTTTCTTCCATCGCGGTATTTAATATTAATTAAATCACCACCCATAAAATAATTGAACTTTATTGTGTTCTCGGGTTTACCGGTTTGTGGCATATATTCAGTACCCTCACCGACCTTGAGATCGGTAAGAGTTGACTGAGATATACCTCTTGATTTAAACCATTCAACAACTTTGCTGTCAGGCGGTTTGATAACCTCTTTTTTGGGTCTTTCATAAACCTTAACAGTCTCGCCTTTACGTTTATACGTGTGCAATTGAAAAGTTGAATTACAGTTATGACAAGTACCGAGACCCCGTTCCCAATCATAAGACGCACATTTTGCCTTTTGATTTTTAGGTTTTCTATCAACAGAACAAAGAGGGCATATACCCTGCTTTTTACCTGCTTCTAGCTTATGTTGATTGAACTCGTCAATCAAAAATCCATTGATCTCTGTTGTCTGCATTTAATTTAATTTAATTATCCATACTCATCTCTACAGTTTGGGCATATATCGCAGAAGTCATATTCTTTCTGCGACATATTTTGCCCACAAAACTCACACTGCATTAGAATGGTAAATCATCGGCAGGTTGAGCAACTGGTGCTGCCTGCTGCGGTTGGTCTTGTCTTGGAGCTGCGGCTACATTATCACCGTTAGTCCATACTACTTGAACGTTACCTAAATAAGTTTTAGCTGCTTTAGTTTCACGTTCTTCTTTTGATTGAGCTACAACAATAGGCCCTTGATTACCAAACTGATCTGGTTCATCATTAAGCGTAATTGTTATGGGTAAGTATTTACCTTTTTTGCCATCAATAATTTTTGACTTATCAATGTTATTTAGATTAATACTTGCTTTAATAATACTTGCCATTATACGTACTGATTTATCTGATTAAACATTCTTTGCAACTGTTCTTTAGTCGCGCCGCTATTCCGCCTTAAGTTGTCTACGGCTTTAACATGGTTTTGATTAGCGTAGAAATTATCTACGTTAGTTTCTAATCCTGTTACACTGCATACTTTGGTTATTGGTGTTGTGGTTTTTCTTCTTGCCATTGTTATAATGTTTGATTAATAAAAAATTGTTGAGGATCAAAATCCTCTGATTGATAAAATAGTTTATACTGTTCTGCTGCTCTTTTTACCTTGTCTTTACCGCGCTCATAAAACTCAGGCGAGCAATCAAATATACCTAGTTGATGAGTGGTTTTGTCAATAACTATAAACACGAATTCATAGCCAAATAACTTGCTGTAAATATAAGCTTGACTGTCGTAGTTGTACTTAGAAGCTGACCAACGAAATTTATTAAGATCTGCAGTTGTCTTTAGATCAATAATAAGCTTTTCGTCGTGATTAACAATATCAGCTTTACCTTTCCAGTTTAAACCTTCAAGCTCTGTAATACCTGGCTTTTCATAGTCTACATTTATACCACGTATCAAATCTTTGCAAACATCATTAGCTAAGACTTTATCAGTCATTAGATCGATTTGATCAACTTCGTGTTGTAGTAGACATAATTCACCGCCAGACATCTCCTTATATGCTCTAGTGTTTCTAGTACTAGCATCGATAATCTTATACTTTTTAAGCTTATCAGGTTCTAGTATAGCTGTGTGGAAATAACCACCAACTAAGAAAGCAGGGCGTGGTGCTTGCTGCTTTCCTAAAGCTAAAGGGTTTGTAAGTAATGTAGAAATATCAGAATTACTAAGGTATTGTTTTCCAAATTCACCGTAATAATGTTCATCATTTTCTAACTTTTTTAATACGTCTTTCATTATAGGGTATTTAACGCACCTTCTACTTCTTTAGAAAGATTGTACTTTTGCTTAATAGCTTCTAATTTACCACCTGCTGTTATATACTGAACCGCTTTTTCATATGCTGGATCTTTTTTTGAGGTTATGGTACTTTTAGTTTTAGCTTTTGGCGCTTTGCCGTGATTGTTTGACGCATCTGAGTCTTGCGTGTCGTCTATTAGGAATAAATTACCTAACGCATACTTCTTTCCATAACTCGACGCAGATCCAAACTGTTGAGGTACTTGCATACCTTTTTGGTTTAGATCAACCCCTACAAGAGCTGAAGCACTTATTGAATCTTTACCGTCACTTATAGTTGCAGTAGATGCAATAATAGGTAGACCGTGAGCTTCAACTAGTTGCTCATCAATTGTTACTGATACTCCTAACTCTAATAGAAAGGGCTTTGTTGCTTCGAGAATGTCTTCGGCTGATCTGAAGTAATATTTGCCGAATGAGTTAAACCTACTTTTTTTCGATTTAAACTTTGTCTGGACAGTAGCCAGTTTTTCGTTTATGGTCATATGGTTTATTGTTTTGGTATATTAATATAATTACACATAATTTTATTGTTTTACATATCTAACTTACACAAAATCAAGCACTTGCGAGTGGTCGACGTTGTCTATTAATTTTTGCACAGCTTGCTTTTTTAGCTCTGAAACACGCACGTGAGCGCTTGTGCCTCTTATAGCTAATTTGCCTGCTATATAATTAGCTGAGTGTTTTTCACAGTCTAAGCCGTAAGATAATCTTAACACTTCATATTCAATATCTGTTAAATGTTTTTTCATTAAACCTTTTAAATAAACATTAAGTATCTGTATGTTATATGGCTCTGATTTATCAGCTATTTGATACATCATATTTTCTTCATCGTCATTGGTTACTTGTGCATCAATACTTAGAAACACGCTATTGAAAAACATAGCAACCATTTTTTTATCTTTTGGGTTTTTACGTATTTCATTAAGCTTATGTTCTGGTATGCGTATACCGCCTCTAGCCATATCTACACGTCGTCTAATGTGCCCTTTTATTCGTTTTGCAAAGAACGACTTTAATGTTTTTTCAATGTCTTCTGAGTCAATTAATTTATCCCAGTCTAATTTGTCTACAGCACGGATCAAAGCTTCAGATCCTATTTGTATTAAGTCATTAATACTTAAGACACCTGAAGCTTGTTGTGTTGTTGAGAATTTACGAGCTAGATTTTCTACGAGAGGTAAAAACTTTACAATAAGTTCATCTCTGGTATAATAGTCATAAAACTTCTCAGAAGGCATAGACTTTTTAAGATCTTCTTTATATCTTATATAATTTTGTACGTTATACTTTTTCATATTCTTCTATTTTATCGTATGCTTGTGACATTAGCTTATTATTAGCATAGTATATATTACCTATGCTCTCCATCCATTCGTTAAATTCTTTACTCATAATTGTTGATTTAAATAATCTTTTTCTTTTTTAAGATCTTCGTGCATATTTCTATGTATTGTTCTAGCTGAACAGTTTAGTAATCCTGCTATTCGACCTATTGTTATTTTCTTACCAAAATCGTTTAGATCAAGCATGCATTGATAAATTGCTTCATCGTCTACACGCTTAGATCTACCGATTAATGTACCTACAATACTCATTTTTTGCTCAGGTGTTAGTCCGCTAAAGTCTTTAAATATAACTTTGCGTTTTTTATTCTTTGGTGGTTCACCGCCGTTTTCAAAAACATCATCTATCATTGACTGTAGCCTCTTATCACTAATAAAAAATGTTACAAAGCCATTTTCTTTATCAGCTATAAACTCATAAATACTAGTTGGTAACAAACCTTCAGGTCTGTCTTGATTAAGAAAATACAAAACATAAAAATGCCACTTTAAAGATTTGTACGTAGTAATCTTAGCCTTGCTATTAAACAAGTGATAACATTCGTGCGTACCATCTTCATAGTATTTATAATGCTCGGTTTCTATAGTCGGTACATCGTTAACAGGATCTCTCCTATATATAACATGCCTATCTATTAACCATTTTATGTTTCTGTTTTGTGACATTAGCCTATTACTTATTTATTATTAGGGGCTGTTGTCACAGTCCCTTGAGGTTGTAAAGTACATATAATTATATGGTTGTTTAAAAATTCATTATTATGAATTTGGTTTTTTAGGTTTTCTAGTTTTCGATTGCTGTTTAATTTTATCTCTAAGTCCATTGTAGTTTGTCTTTATAAGATGGTCGTATAATTTTTTGCTCATTTTTATTTGCTACTTTAAATTTATCTTGTTCATAATAATTCCAATAAGCTGACAAGCTGTCGCCATCAACTTTATATTCATCTGGCATACACTGTGGAGGTTCTGTAAAACCAATATCAGGCATACCTACAGGAGCAAATGCTAAAGCATCTCTGCATTTTTCAATACTAAGATGATACTTACCGTATCGTTTAGTATATACTTTGCCGATACCTAGCATGTGCTCATATAGCCAATAGTAATTTGACTTACTATTTCTAGCCCATATCGTAGACGGGTGGTTTAAATGCGCTTTTTTATAAGGTACATTATCGCCATTGCCGTATACGTGATGAGCCGTACAAAGCATTTGCGCTGATTCTAAGATCATCTTAACTTTATGCTTATCATAAAAGTATGTTGCAGCTTTGTATGGGTTTCTGTGTAGGTAAAATATGTTCATTCGTATAGTTTATCTAATAATATTCCTACTACTTCGTCTGATATCATATTCTCATGATATAATTTCCATATTAACTTGCTCATAACCCTGATTTTTGTAAAAAGTATTTATATACTTCTGGTATGTGTTTTTTGTAATAAGGTTGCTCCTGTGCAACCCAACGCTTAAGGCTTTGTTTGTCGTGAAATGGAGCGCATCTATCAAAAGCAAACTCTACATCATCAATAAAGTCGCCGACTGTCCAACCTTCCCATATATGTTTATCTCTATTCATAATTTCTAAGTGCTTTAAATAGCGGGTGTCTGTATGAACCTGCTTGTGTTCGTTGAAAATAAGTAAACGTGGCACGTTGACCAATATAGTCGTGTATATTTTCAAGCATAAATGCCAAATCCTTGTAGGAATAACCTTTGCCTGGTGGGCAACCAAACTGGTTTCCTTCGTCATCTTGCATATAAAACTTGCCAAGCGTGCCTGTGCGTTTACCTTTGCCCGCCTCGTAACCTATAATAGTAGCTTCATCATCGCTGAAGTCTTTAAACTTTTGTAGATTATAAGATCGTTTTTGCTCGTAAAAGCCATTTGTGCGTAGCATAGAGCCTTCATAGCCTTGAGCTAAGTGTACATCGTGAAGCATTTTAGCCTCATCATAACTATTAACTGTTGTATTTGCAATCAAAGTCATAGTTCTAGCGACTGGTAAGTTATTTCTTAGCCAGTTAAATCTTTCTTCATATGTAAAGCTTTCAGCTATTACATCATATACGTGGTATTGTACCAAATGTTGCGCGTCTCGGCGATCGTCTTCAGTCGGTTTAGTTTTTCTGACCAATGATATGATTTTTTCGAAATCGTGCTTTAGATTGTGATTATACAACTCACCGTCTAGCACAGTGTTTGGGTTTTTTCTGAAAAAGTCTTTTAGATCATACTCAAGATGAGCAACGTTTTTAAATTGTTTGCCAGTACGTGAAAACGCACCGTCTTTAGTAAAAATACAACGTACACCGTCAAGCTTAGGTTGTACAAATACTTTCTCGGACCAGTCGACATCTTTTTTGCCTACTTTGTATGCGAGCATTGGTTTTATCATAGTTCGTCTAATTTAGTTTTTAATTTATCTATTTTATTTTTAATGATAGCAGCTTTTTCGTACTGCTCTTTGTCTTCGTATGATGACAATAGGGTCATAAGCCTACCGATCTCAGCTAGTAATAATTCTTCTGTAGATAATTGGCGTATGTACCCTCCGTCTTTCATCATTGTTTCTTGTATGTCAATGTGAAATTGTTCATCATACTCTTTTTGTTTTTCTATTAGCTTGTCAACAATAATATCTGCAAGCTTGTTCATTTCTTTTTCTGTCATTTAATCTAGTAATACCATATAGGCTTGTGGGTTATTAATTCTAAACCAAGTCAAAGCTCGATCAAAATCTTTAATCATGTCATCGTTTACTCGGTTTGAACCACGCTCAAATAGCATACTACAACCCATTATGAAGTCATAAAGACTAAGCTCAACGTTAGTAAGTTCTATTTCTTCGCCAGTAAACTGGTTTGCTACTGTTTCACCTTGTGAATACAGCGCGCCGTTAAACCATTTAGGCAACTTCTGTTTCGTTTTCTCTGACATATCCTTGTTCTATTAATTCATTTTCAACTTCTTGTGCCATTTCTTCGACATATTCTTCCCAAGCTCTTTCTATGGCATCTTGTACATAATAAGCACCTAGATCGTCTACATATATAAGCTCATTATAGTCGAACATAGCATTGTATAAAGCATCACTTAAATCGTTTTCGTAGTAATATACATCTTCGTTAATACATATGTTTCTACCATCACCGGTTGTAGCAATAAATACTTCGTAGCCATCAGCTGTTGTTTCTGCATATATAGAATAGTCTGGCTCTTTATTGTAAGAATCTGTTAGCTCAAACTCATAATGGTTTTGCAGTTTTTCAAGAGCATTATCATCGCCATCATACATTGATATGCCTTTTTCTTTTAGTTTTTCTTCGATTAATTTTTCTGTAATTATTTTACTCATTTGTTTCTATTAATTTGGCAATATACTGCCAGGTTTGTAATTCTTTTTCAGTTGATGATAAGCATGTTTGTAGCATATCAACACCTATACGGCCATCACCGCCAGCTCTAATGTCTAGCTTTAACCTGCTAATGTCACGTTCAAGTGTTAACATTTTGCTAAATGCTTTATTATGTGCTCGTTGTTTAATATCACTATTCATAATCTTTTGATATTAAGATGTTGTCACCGTATTTCCAGTCCCACACTGATGTTTGAACTAGAGCTAAGTTTGTAAAAGTATATAATGTGCTAATTGTACCAATAGATAAGTCACTATAAAATGTGACTTCACTTAGTTTATTAACTAGGCTTTCAACACTGCTTTTGTACTTTTTGTTTTCTTCTGAGTGCAAAGCTTCTTTGATCTCGGGTTTTAGTCTTTCGTAAATAGTTTTTCGCATATTATTATTTTATTATATTATCCGTTAGTGTTCGTAATTTGTTTGTAAATCTATTTCTTCGTTGATGCGCTCAGCGATCTCGTAGTAGTTTACGTCACGTAAAAAAGCTCTAGCGTAATCCGCTGCTAAACAATCTTTTTCTACCGTATTGTTAAATACGCAGTCATATGCTATTTCTTCTAAATAATCCGCAGAAATATGCTCATTAAATTCAATATCTCCGAGTATTTCTAAGTTTACACGCCACGTAGCGTAGTTGCTCCATCCGTTATACTGACTCATAATTTATTTAAATTTTCTAGTTTATACTCGCCTGATTCGATTTTAGATCTGGTATCTGCAATATATTCACCTAAAAATTCATTACGGTATTTACTTGTTGTACGCGAGTAATCCCAAGTATAATCATCTAATGTCACGTTGCCTTCATTATCTTTAAAAGCAATAACGCTGTCATAACTTTGAAAGTATTTACCTTCGCTTGTACAGATAATAAATTGGTTAGCAACAGGTCTTCCTGATCTATTGCTTGTCATGTTTTTTACTTTAATCTTCATAGTATTCAATTATTTTTTCAATTTCAGGTTCCATGCTAACAATTTCTTGTGCATACTCTAATACATCTTTAAAACCACGTAGTTCGTAGTCGCTAAAGCTATATACATCACGATCTTCGATAGCGTTGATGCAGTCTCTCATATCTTTTGCCGTATTTTCGAAGCGGCAATAACTCATATTTGGCATAATTTATTCTTTTATGTATTTTGCAATTTCTTTGCATGTTTCTAAAATGTCTTCGAAGTATAGATTATCATATAGATCATCTAAACCCCTTTCGTCTGAGTATTTAATAGTATTTAACAACTCATCTAGTTCTTGATAAAGGTATTTCATAGTTATATTTTTAAAATTAGTGGACGTGGCAGGAATCGAACCTGCTTTTGGCACCTGCAGACGTTGGCTTGTCTTACCATTCACGCCCATTTGCAGGGGTTGTATATACACAACATTACGACACTCTGGTCAACCTGCTCTCAAAAGATCCAACCACTTTACATCTGCAAGTGCAAGAGGTTGAGGAGCTAATTGCATACACAACCTAATTGGATCTCTCTTACTTACGTCGCCAAGACCTGTGTACACTTGCAGACACTTCTTGGCTGACGATTTGAATTGTATTGCCTGTTTTGTGCTCAATGATTGGGACATACGAGTATGTTTTAGTTGTTGAGCACTTCACACACGTGTTATATCCTAAGTCTAAACGGACAGGGTGTACTTTATTTCCACATCTACAATACATAGTTTATTATTTTTATTTGTTACATATATATTATCCAGAGATAATCGAATTTTGTTTGTAATAATCAACATCTACAAGATCCACTTGTTCTAGTAGTTTAATTACAGTTTGGTAGACAGTGTAATCTCTTAGATTATAATAGTCATCACCGTTTACATCATAGTCCGCTATGGACCATTCCACCTGTTCTTTCAGGGTTTCTAGTATAACATCAGCTTGATACTGAGCTATCTCATCTATTTCTTTTATTTTACTCATATGTTTATTTCTTTTTTTATAAATTTAAGCGCAGTTATATAACCTAATTGCACCGCCATTTGTGTTAATAGAACATCATTAGCGCCATTGTTTGCTTGTGCAAATTGGTCTAATCTTTCTCTAGTGCTTGGTGTAGCGACTAGCGATCTATCGAAGATAGCTAGCTCTTTGTCTATTATTTCGTCTATTTTACTCATATTATTTAAATTTAGCCGCGACTTCACGTATTTCTTCTTTGTCTTCTGAATCTAGTCCAGGTGTTTGATTAGCGTACATACGTAGTACATAATGTACAAAAGTGCAGTCGTTTTCTGTTAGTTTAATTGTTCGCATAGTTTCTTAGATAAAATTGTAGTATATAGTTTAGTCTTACAATTGGTGATACAATAAGTGCTCGAGCGTGATTAACGCCATTTGATGTGTACAATTGACCATTATCTCTCTGCCATACATACTGATAATTCTGCATGTAGACAGGATTTATTTGATAAGCGGTGTAAGCGCCGTTTTGCTTACGTACATAACCTGATTTGAATGAAGCAATACGTAGTCGAGGTAAGTCTTTTAAGTCATATTTCTTACGCTTAAACCATTTAAGTCGTTGCTTTGAATAGCAAGGTACAGGAAACTCAAACTCACGAGTACCATTTTTAGCTTGTTTAGCCGTTGTTACTTCTCTGATTCCGTAGTCGACTAGCATACTTTTTACTAAGTCGTTTTCTTGTTGTAATAATTTTTTACCGTATTCTGTCATAATTCTTAATATTCATAAATTTCTTCATCAGAGTGGGACATCCACTCGATATTGTTTAGTTTAAATCCTCTGTCAATGATTACTTCTTCGTAACCTTCAGTGCTCATACCTTCTAATACTTCAATACGAGCCACTGTACCGCTATTGTAGTCTAATATAGTTATATACATTTCTTTATAATATTTAATTGTTTAGTGTCAAATTTCTTGTGTGTTTCTTGCCACATTTTGTTGTGGGTGAACTTTCTAGCTTTTGAAAAAGTAGATTTTTGTCTTACAGTCATTTTATTATACTCCGACTGAGTCAGTCCACCGCACAAACCTTCGTGGGCGTGCTTGCGTCTATGCTCCGCAGCGCGCAATGTTTTTTGTTGTAAAGAGTACTCGCATAGCTCTTTCATAGTCATTACTCCCATATGTAAGTAAGACCTTTGTAGTTGAACCATTCAGCGAGACCATCTTGATCTTTATCTTCGTCGTAGATAAAACCGAAGCGGTTTGGAAGATTGCCAATGGTATAACCTTTGTATAATTTGTTAGTTAAGGCGCAGGGTTGGCCATCTTTGTTTTTGAAGAATTTAATTTTTTGCATAGTTATTTATTTAATTTGTTACATATATATTATCCAAAGGATATATTATTTTATTTGTAAAACGCTTGTTGCCATTGTGGTATTTCTGCGTTTAAGCGATCATAGTACTCTTGTTCAAGCATTTTGACCTGCACCTGTTTTATTTTATGGTGCGAAAATTTACGTTTATTATTTTTCATTTAATAGATATTTAATTACTGTCTGCCAATCAGGGTGTTTATCTGTAGCGAATTGTATTAGTTCACCATCAAATTCACCTGCGCCGTTCGCAGTTCTGTCATCAATCAGGTAATCACCGCGTAATAAATTCTTGTGATTGCAAAGAATTAAGCGTTTGTAAGCGTTCTTACCTAAGTATTTACTAACCCATAAGCGTTTCTGTGTCCAAGAATTAGGTATATTCCACGGAGCAGTTGATAGAATATAGACATCGTACTTATCTGATTCGCATAGTTTAGTGAATGCTTCTATTGCACCTGTAATTGCAGGCGGATCTTTGAAGACATTCTGATGCCAACCTTGCTTGTCTAAGTTAGATTGCAAGTCGACGAGTACGCCGTCCATATCTATATATAATGTTTTAGTAGTAGTCATAGTAAATTTCTAAGCATTTATCTCTTTGTTCTTGATTTAGTTTTGATGGGTGAATGTCTGGATATAACTTAAGAGCAATACGCCATACTTTGTGATATTCTATGTGCATAGTATTTATTTTTAATAGTTAATAATTTATTTTAATCGCCTGTATAATTATCATGAGTGGACTTACTTGCATAATACTCTGCGGCGCCTGCATTAGACAGTTTACGCTTGTATTCGTATTGTACTCGATTATCAATATACTCATCGATTTGAGCAATCATATCTTGTTCTAGTTCTGTCGAAAAAGATATAATGTGATAAGGGTGGAAGTTAAAGTACTTGCATGTATACGCTGAACACTTTTGTCCATTGTAAGCAGTCCACTCTTGATATTCATATGGTATATTTTTATGTTGCATAGTTTTGTTTATTATATTATCCAAAGGATATATTATTTTATTTGTAAAATTATATTGATTTCCAAAATAATTCTTTTTGCTCGTTAGACAAACCAATTAAGTTTTCTTGACCGAATAGTTCGATGCAGATTTTAGTTCGCCTGTTAGAATCTTTAACGCCTTGCATTACTTCGTTCCAACATTGATTATTAGTTTTATACATAGTTATATTTTGTTATTTGTAACCTTCTACAATTTCTTCTAAGTCAAGTGATGTAAAGTATCCTTCACCAAACTGATTAGATATATTAGCTCTCTCTCTAATTTCATTGTACTTAGTTATTTTGCCTGCTTCATATATTGCAAGTGATACGCAAGCGATTACCACTAGTTTTAATAGTTTATTTCTCATATTATTTCTTGTTGAACTCTTTGGTAATAATATACTTCTTCTAGTATACATTGAGGTAAAACCTTTTGCGTGTATAACTCTGGATTGTTAATCAAGAAGTTATTAAGTAGCGATATGTATTTTATTCGTTTCATATTATTATTATCCAAAGTGTTATTAATTTTATTTGTAATTCTATAAGTCACTGAATCTTCCCATAGTGATTGGTAGTGATTTAATTTTTAGTATTAATTTGTGAGTAAATTTTCTCATATAAGTATTTATTATAGGTGTGATATTATTTATTAGTTTATTTTATAGTAAAGGTGTAGGGCGAAATCTCTTTCTACATAACTCTTTCTCTTTTTTATTTAAAAGTATGACATTAGCCTATTAAGGTTAAATAGTAACAGGCTATTGTCACAGTTTTATTGATGACAAGTGCCACCACCTCATGTATTTACTCTGCCCAGTTCGGCCTGTTGCCTGCCAGGTTCGGACAGTCACCCGTTGAGGTGCAATATTAAAAGACTTAGATTACTTCTTTGTCTCTTAATATTACTGGAACACTTGTTGAAGAAGTGTATGACTTGTACTTTTCAAAGCAATTCATTGATAACAATTTATCTTTCATAATTTCATAGACTTTATCATGATTGTAAGTGAATGACTTACCATTTTTGAAAGTTACTTCAATGATTTGATTTTTTCCGATTAGTGATTTGCGTACAACAAATCTTTTTGATTTTAAATTTTGCATAGTTATTATTATTATATTATTATTTATTAGTTTATTATATTATCCAATTGATATTAGATTTTGTTTGTAATTTAATTTAGTGTAATAACTAAGACTTACGTTGTTCACAGCTTAGAGCGATCTTTCGACTTATTTACATTACTACTAATTGCATTGTGCTTACATTATTATTATCCAATTATAAAACTATTTTGTTTGTAAAACGTAAATGCATTGTAAAGATCTCAGTAAAAATGCTAAAAGTTTATGAAAAATTCAATAAAATGTTGCTGGGGGCTGTTTTTTTATGTTGATTTTGCTAAAATTTTGTGATATCCAGGGGTAGTGGCAACCCCAAATCCCTCTATTAGTAATAATTTTCAAAAAAAGTGTGACATAAGCCTTATAAGGTATATAAGTAAGGGGCTATTGTCACTATTTGTAAGTTTTAGCCGTTATCTGTAAGTATATAAGACTATAGAACACTAGATATATGGAAACACAGAAACATATGGGGCGTAATAGCTTAATTGATCGTCTAGCTGCACAGGTTCGCAGCAAGAGCTTCGCTATATCATTACTTAAAAAACGTGGTGATCTAACACCGTCTGGTGAATTAACAGCTAAAGGGCGGAAGCGTGACGCAATGACTGCGGAAGAGCGTGCAATTGACAGAGCATCGAAAGAATCTGGTAAATCAGCTAGTGAATACTCATACGACCCAACTACTAACAGAGCAACATTAAAATAAAAACATGGCAATAATCAATACATATCCATCAGCTACGCCAAAAGGTGCAGATCTACTGATAGGTACACAAGTAAAAGACGATACAATAACTGAGAACTCAACAAAAAGCTTTACAGTTAGCGCTGTGGCTGCTTTAGCTTTAGATTACAAAGCATATGTTTTTTCTTTTACACAGTCTTCAACTAATAATCCTGTTGTAACTGAACTAGAAAATAATACTGGTCTTACTTTTACATTTACTAGGGATGACGATGGGAATTTTCATTTAGTACCAAGTTCTTCATTAGACTTATCAAAAACTTGGGCGCAAGTAACCGGGGGAAATGTTGGAACTTCGATTTTAAATATTGCAGACTACGAAGCTAATTTAATAGCTATAATAAATATTGAATCAGCTAATGGCAGTGCCGTAGATGAGGTTAGAATAGGTTTTGTAGAACTTAGAATATATAATTAATTAAATGGCTAGAATAAGTTCGTATCCTAAGGATACTACAATACAGGATAATGACGCTTGGGTAGGGACAGCAAGTCCAAACAGGCAGACAAAGAACTTCCTTGCTATAGATGTAGCTAAGTATTTAAATACTAAAGGTAAAATATCTGTATCAGCTCAAATGACATATAAGTTTGAAGCTGATGAGAACGAAGCTACCACCGGTACATTTTACGGTGTCGCTGATGGAACTGCTTTTTCAACAATAACATCGTTAAATGTGCATTCGGTTGACTCCGGTGGCCAAAATGTAGTTGATTTTGTAAATTACTTAGTAGGATCTGACATACTTATATCTGAGCAGAATAATATATCAGAGTTTGGCCACTACAAGATAACCGCATATACCGACAATGGAAATGGTTTTTATACGTTAGCATTGTCGTATATCGGCGGCGACGGCGTTTTAGTTGATCAAACTTACTATGATGTAGCTAATTTTGTTATATCATCTGCTGATCAAGCTGACAAGCACTTTACATTTAATCAAGCAGCTCCAGTTAACCCTTGGAACGTACAACACAATTTAAATAAATTTCCATCAGTTACTGTAGCTTTACCATCTGGTCAAGTTGGACAAGCTGATGTGACATATATAGACGAAAACAACTTAACAATAACATTTGCCGGAGCAGAATCTGGTAAAGCATATATGAACTAACTATGGCAATACCATTTTTAAATAACATTAATCTTGATGACAATCAGTTATTAAATGCAAAACTGCATGTAACGTCATCAGCTCCTACGGCGGCTGCGGGTCAAATATACTTTGATAGTACAGCAGGTGTAACATCGGCTAAATACTATGACGGCTCTGCTTGGATAAGCTTAATACAGCATACTTATAATAACGGTACATTTATAAATCTAACTGAAGCTGGAACTGATGCAACTAGAGCTTTAACAGCTGATTTATCTGCTACAGGTACTCCTGATGCTACGGTGTATTTGCGAGGTGATAACACTTGGTCTCCTATTAGCGCAATACCTGGAACTTACACGTGGGATGTGTCAGATGGAACTAATACAGAAACTGTTGGCTCTGGTTTTGAGTTAATATTCGCTGGAACAGGTGGTACAACTACTTCTTATAATTCTGGAAGTAGAACATTAACCATAGACTCAGGTAATGAAACAATAACTTTAACAGGTGAGGTTACAGGATCTGGAACAACTAGCATTTCAACTACAGTTGCAAATGGTGTTTTAGATGTTGCTAACTTTAACGCTAGCGCTATAGTAATAGAAAGTGAAGGTATTGAAAACAATGACAACGATACAACATTACCTACATCTGCGGCGGTAAAAGCTTATGTTGACGCGGCTACGGTTGGTGGTTTAGTGTACCAAGGTGGATATGACGCAAACCTAAACTCGCCTGATCTAACAACTTCTCCAAACAGTATATTAAAAGGTTGGACTTACACGGTTACAGCTCCCGGTACTTTCTTTGGTGAACAATTAAGAGTTGGTGACGTACTTATTGCTGAAGTAGATGATCCAAGCTCTTTAGCTGACTGGACAACTGTTCAAAATAATATTGACTTAGCTAGTTTAACTCAAGTTGGTATTGGTAATGTAAATGCTGGAACTGGTATATCTGTATCTTATAGTAACGGTACAGCTACAGTAACCAACACAGAAACAAACTCAGCTAACTCTTTTTCCACAACTATAACTGACACAGGTACCGTTAACTACCCACCAACATTTACAGCGACTAGAGATGTAATTGTTCAACTTTACGACACTATAACATATGAGACAGTTTACGCTGATGTAGAAAGAACATCTACCACCCAGCTTACAGTAACATTTGCATCAACACCAACCAACTCGATTAAAGTTTTAGTGCAAAAAATAGGTTAATAATAAAATTTAATAAATGAAGTTTAAGAATTATATTGAAACCGAGTCTGGTATAAAAGACACGAGTACTTCGCCTGGTGCAGCTGGGCAAGTGTTGTCTTCTACAGTTTCTGGTACGTCTTGGATAGACCAAAGCACTTTAGTCTCTGGTTCTGCTGAAAGAGTTTCAATTCTTGTTAAAAACGGCGAAGGAACTGCTTTGGTTAAAGGAGATCCTGTGTACATAATAGGTTCAGTTGGTGCTTCCGCTAGGCTTGAAGTTGGTCTATGCGATGCTAGTGATCCAAGTAAAATGCCTTGCGTTGGTCTACTAGAGCAAGATTTACTAAACAACGGTGAAGGTACTGCTGTAACAGCTGGTAAGCTTAGAAATCTAATTACAACGCCTATAGACGGTCAACCTACAACTGAAAATGACACAATATATGTTAAAGCAGGAGGTAGCTCAGGTTTAGCTCTAACCACAACAAAGCCAACTGGATCTACAAACTTAATACAAAACGTTGGTCAAGTAGGTAGAGTGAGTGCTTCATCTGACGGTAATTTTGTTGTATCGGCTATAATGCGTACAAACGACGTGCCTAACCTTCCAACTGGTAAAATATGGGTTGGTGATGGTAACACTACAGTATCTACAGTTGTTCACTTAGATGAGACCAATGGTCGTATGGGTGTTGGGACAGCTAGTCCTAGCGGCAGTCTGCATATACAAAACGGTGCTAGTGGTCAAACAAATCCTAACAACATTGCTAATGGTTTAATAATAGAAACTAGTTCGTCAATAGGTGCTGGTATGTCTATATTAAGTCCAAGTTCAACTTCTGGAAATATATTTTTTGGTGATGAATCTGATAATTATGTAGGCGGTTTTAGATATTATCACAACGTTAATGAAATGTCTATTAACGTTAATGATGCTGAGGCCTTGCGTATTAATTCGTTACGAAACGTCGGTATTGGAACTACTAGTCCAGACTCAAAACTTGAAGTAGCATCAACAGATTCTAACACTTATCTTCATGTTAGAAACGACTCAACTGGGTCTACAAGGCTTAAGATGTCAAATCTATCAGACACAAACTCTAATGGATTTCAAATAATAAATAATGGGTCTAATGGTCAAGTTAACCTTTTAAACTACAAGGCATCCACGTTAGCACTTTGGACTAACACTTCTCAAAGAATGACAATACTGTCAAATGGAAACATTGGTATCGGAACTACTAGTCCAAGGGCTAAGCTACACGTAGAAGGCGTAACAGGAAGTGTACCCGCTTTAGGCGCAGCGGCTTCAGCGGCCCAAATAGGCGGTTCAACATACGGAACTCTATTTAGTACTTTAACGTCTGGAACAGGGGTTATACAGCAGGGCAGGTCAGACGGAAATACTCTAACTTTTCCTTTATTAATAAACCCAAACGGAGGCAACGTCGGGATTGGAACGACTAGTCCAGCTCAAAAATTACACGTTGTTGGTAACTCAGAAATAACAGGTGATATTTATTTAGGTAGATATATATTTCATAACGACGACACCAACACTTGGCTTGGATTTCCTACGAGTGACACGATAACTTTCAGAACAGCTGGTTCTGACAGAGTTCGTATTACTAGCATTGGAAACGTAGGGGTTGGAACAGCTAGTCCAAGTTATAAGTTAGATGTTACTGGAGAAGGTAGATTTACAGGTGATTTAAGATGTTTAAGCCTAATACAAACATCACAGAGAGACCAGAAGACAGAAATAGAGCTTGTAGGTAAAGAAACTACATCAATACCAATAAGAAAATACAAATACAAGAGTGGTGATAATGATAAACTTAGATACGGTGTTGTAGCTGAGGATATTGAATCTAAATATCCAGAACTTGTAGAGACAGATGCCGAAGGAGTTAAGGGTATTAAGTAT